TATGTTCTTATATTCATCTTGGATTCTAACTAAATCGTGACGCGGTTCATCATATGTCATGTCCACGTAAAGAAATGGTAACCCGTTCAAATTGCTACCACCATTATGAGCTTCAAAAATGAAGGCTCTTGATGCATTCACCTCACTACGTAAATCAACCAAATCTGCTTTAATAAGCGGGTCAATCTGTCTACGCTTTTCAATTACCATCACATGCTTTTCTGTTTGTATTCTTTCAACACGTTCAATAAACGCAGACGGGTTAAATGCCACTCATCCAACAATAATTGCAATAAACAGAATTAATAAACTTGATATGATGTTTTTAACACCATAGCGTTCTTTTAGGCTCAAAATCTTTTCTAACCAGCCAATAGTGTTACCAGCATTGTTAGATGCTTCTGGAATCTTATTTTCTGCCATTTTACTTCATAAGTTTACGGATGTTATTCAATTGTTTTTGGAAAGTATCTTCATTTTCATTTAACCTTTGGCTAGATGTTGAAGTTGCAAAGTACTCTTCAGGCTTGTATCCCATCAGTTTCTTCATTCTATCAACTGATTCTTCCAAGCCTTTCTTGTTTTCGTGGCCAATAATATTTGCTTTATTGTCACTCCATTCAACTAGGTAACTGTTACCTGTTTTATCTTTCATTTTGAATATGGACCCTTCATTTTTGAATTCGTCTGGGATTCTTGAAATCATATGACCCTCTGTCAAGAATGTTGTCTTTTTGAAGAAGATAGTTTTTACATTCTTGTTTTCATAAAGGTCAGGATAACCAATCATATCTTTAGGCATATTGTGACCCCAGATACCTAAATGCGCAAAATTGTCTTCATTGTCATGCATTTTCTCACCAGCTTTCTTGATTCCTTCCCAAGCATCATCATTGAACTCAGCACCAGCTTTTTCAATACCGTTATTTTTCTCATCAACAGAAGTATATCCTTTGGCTTGTTCTTTAGCCTTATCCTTATATTCTTTGCTTGGTTCAAAATCAAACCTTACGTCAGTGAGTGTTTTATTCCCATCAACTTTTTCATACTTTGCTTTTTCAGGAGCCTTAAACTTGCCATTATACTCCTTTGCTCTTTGTGCAGATTTATCGTAAGCCTCCCTGCTATTTTTCTTATCCTCATTTTCTACGTTGTCTCCAAGTTTTGCCTTGAATTCCTGAGAACTTTCCTGGATAAGTTTCTTAATATCGCTTACTTTGTAAACTGTTTCCATTTCTTTTCGTTTATATGTATTATTAATATGGTCTAAAGTTTCTTGGTCCAATAATCATGTCGTTTAAAAACATTGATTGCATTACTTGTTTCATATAAAGATTTTGAAGTTTTTCTGCGTCTGGTTCAAATGAATTTTTCTCTTCTTCAATTTCCTTATTGATGTCAACAAGTTTCTTGTATGCATCTTTGTTAAAAACATCTTTATACTGACTCATTTTAAATTTCTCCTTGCCAACTTTTTTTCATCATATCTTTATGGTCTGCCGTATCAGCGTCAAGGAAAGCAGGGGCATCATACGCATAACTGTTACCACCTTCTACACTTCCTTCAACACCACCACCAACAGACATTGTTGAAGTTACTTCTTCAAGATATTTCTTTTGCTTATTTGTAATTATGATTGTTCTTTTCTTGCCTTCCGCAAATGTTCTCCTAATAATTGGCTCTTCATTTTCTCCCTTTTTGTTTTTGATTGTTAAAGGCATTATCGGAGCCGTATCATTCACGTCCGCTGCGCTTGAAGCACCATTTGTACCAGCATAGCCGCCGTCTTCCTCTTTTAAGTACATATCGTTATCTACCTTATAGTTTTCAAATCATTTAATATACAGATTTCTTAACACAGAATTATAATTTACATTCTTCTTACCTGGCTTGTATGATATACAGAATGAATCTTTACCGTCATCATCCCTACGTATTTTTTCACTTCTAATCAAGATACGATTATCGAGCAATTCTTTCAATAATTTTTCGGATGTGACACCATAATTTTCGAGATAGTCACTAACCTTGGCAGTTGTTGGGGAGTTGAGTAGTTGCTTGATGTAAACCAACGCATTACCAATGAAACCCTGCCTTGTTATCCTATCAGGAAAATAACGCTCGTATATTTTTGTCATATCTATCATTAGTTCCTTAAATCTGAATCATAAAAATTACTTCTTTGGAAGAGTATTCTATACATCGTCTTAATACAATCCGCAGCGATGTTTTTTACTCTTTTTTCAAAATTTTTGTCGTTCCTAATAGCATCAGAAAGAGCGTTCTTGACTTTTTTGTCAAGGTCACACGTCTTAACGAACTCCTCCGTTACTAGCCTATGTAATTGCTCTTCAGTTACTAAAACTTTCATACCTATATATTATTTACTTATAAATAGTTGGTTTATCTAAAAAACTAACATTGACAACTGGTGAGTAATGTTTTAAACAACAATCAAGGTTGATGCAATTCATCCCATTAAATAAATTGTTAAAGTCCAGTCGAAAAAGGCTGGACTTTTCTATGAAAAAATCAGTGACTCATAAGAGTCACCGATATGTTCCATAAAACAATTAGGAATTGCTATTATTATGATATTAAAGTTGAAACACTTGTGTCCTGTTCAATATTTGCGATAAAATCTGTTAATGTATTATCTTCTGGATTTCCCCCGTTATAAAGGCATAGAAGTGCTTTATACAGAAATGTCCATATTTGTGGAATTAATTCACAATATATGACGAGTTCACATACGTCAATACCATCTACAGTATAAGTATTCCAATCTATATATTTAATTCCTTGTTTATACTGAATGTTCATACTATGCCTATTGAAAATCACAATTGAATACCTTTTATTTGGGAGACTATCTTCAATTGGTGGCCATTCTGAAGGTGAAGACAAGTGGTCGGATATTCTTACTTTTATTACTCTGTCATATGATGGCGGTATGAACAACTGATACCAACTTGTATCACTACCTTTTCCAAAACCCATTGCCGTTGCAAGAAAAGCAGGAACAGCATGTGACTTGTTGTCTGGTAATTCAATAGACGTTAAACCATTTAGTGCAGTATATCTGTTTGAGATAGCATTGTTAATTTGTATCTTTGCATTACTATTATTCCAGTTATCAATATACAATTGTTTAGACATACATACTTTTTATAGGGGTTAATTGTTTTTAGTCTTTTTGTATTGCCTTTCCCATTCTTTCAAGGTCTCCAGATTCTTTCTGCCAATCATTCTTCCAGTTTTCATAGAATCCTTGAAGTTTATGTAAAGTCTTTAGATTCTTTTCGTTTAGAATAAATCCATCCGTCCATATGAAACAGCCATCGCCAGTATTTGTTCTAAGTTTAAACTGCCATTTTAAATTATTCAAACTCGGAATTGTACCACTGAATACAAGATTTTTATCATCTGGCATATAAATCAGAGGGCTTTCAGCGACATTTTCTTCTGATGGGTCTGTAAATTCAGCACCACCATCAACGGAACTTCTAAACATTTCAATTTGGCTTGCTAAAACATTATTACCAAACTTTGGGTCGTTGGTAATAGCAATACCATTTTCATGTTTGCCGTTATTAGCCTCTTCTTCGAGTACTTTTTTTGTGTTTTCTACACCTCTTTTATGCTCTTGGATAACTCTTATCCTATTCAGCATATCTCTAATTTCTTCGTTGTTTGCCATATTAACCTCCAAAATCTTGCCCGTTCCATAACATTGTCATACGTTGTTGGGCTATATTTCTTTTTTTAATCTTATTTTTAATGTCGGTGACTTTTTTAATTTCTTGTTGAATAATCTCCTCGGCTTTTTCTGGACTTGCGTTGATTTTCTCTTCAAACACTTTTTTACTTTCATTAAGTTCTTTAAAAGTATCATTCAATTCTTCAACCTCGTTCTTAATTTCATCAACATCATTGACTTCTTGCTGCGTTTCTTCTGTTTCTCCCAAGGTGTCAATTGCTTCTGACATATTTTCCACAATTTCACTTGTGGTTGGTGTTTCGTCTGTATTAGCCTCTGTCAAGGTGTCTTCCTCGTTTTTGATTTCCTCTTTGACTTCTTCAGTATCGTTAATGATTTCTTCTTCTACTTTAGTCTCTTTTACGTCATCAACAATCTTCATTTCTTTTTTTGTGGTAGTTTTCTTACTTGCCATGTTTTTTTAAATTTATCGTATTATATAAATAGTTTAATTTTAGTTTCTGTTTATCCTCACAAAACTTTGTCGTTCCATATAAGCACTGCGCATTTTTTTTAGCCCCTTTTCCATTATTTGTCTAACCCTTTCTTTACTTAAATTCAACTCATTACCAATGTCCTCTAAGTTTATTGGGTCTTCAAGTAATCCATAATATCTTGTTATTATTTCAGCCTCGCGGTCATCCAAAACATTTAACAACTCAGCAATTGCTTGTTTTTTATCCGTTTTATCATCTTCATCGTCCACGAATCTTGAAGGGGTTTCTTCTTTACTAAAATACGTGCTTTCATCTTCATCAGGTACTTGGTCTTCATAATCTTTTGGTAGTTCATCGCCATTGATATTATTTCTTTTTTCTATGGCCTCCAATATCGCTTGTCTTATCCACCAGACAGAGTAACTTATCATCTTATATCCTCTCGTGGCTTCAAACTTATCTACGGCTCTAATAAGCCCGATATTACCTTCTGCGATTAAATCAGAATATGATAAACCACGTCCTCTATATGAGTTGGCAATTGTTGCTACAAACTTAAGGTTTGCTTCTACTAATTTGTTTCTTGCTTCTATGTTTTTGTTCTCTTTATAATCTTTCCAAAGTAAAAATTCTTCTTCTTTTGTTAGTGGTTTTGTTTTTGAAATTTCATCAAAATATCTTTTTTGTTGTGAATCATAATCATCGACCACAACTCTCTTTTTAATAGGCATTTTTTCATATTCTTTCCTCTTTTATTTTTACAACTCAACCCTGGAAACATGATTCTTCTTGACTATTGTGATGGTTCTATCGTGCCAATCAGCAATGTCGCTTAAATGGGTTATTTGCATTATAAATTTATAATATTGGGAAATTTTCTCGTAAAGTTTTCTCATATTATCATAATTTACCTTCGCAACACCACCTAAAATTTCATCAAGGACGAGGAACGGAGGCTTTGACAAAGCACTCATGTTGCCTAATACAACACGCAATGCAAGTGCTGCTGCGGTTTGCTCGAAACCAGAACCAGCACACAATTCTTGCCTTACACCATCATCTTTACAGATTAAAATGAAATCGACATCATTTTTCTCATTCATAGTAACCTCAACATCAAAATCGCAAACATCTTCAAGAATTCTGTGAAGTTCGCTATTGATAATAGGTAATGTGTGCCTAAGTACCATCTTACCAACGCCATCTTTACCAACAAGCATAAGGTATATCTTCCAGTTCTTTTCGATTTTTGTTTCTTCCTCTATCTTGGTTATCACAATCTGTCGTTCTGTGATGGCTGTGTTATTCCGTTCAATATCTTTCTTAAAAGCAACTATTGTTTCTTTTGCGCTTGTTCTAATGTTTTCTTCATTTTTGATATTGGCGTTTGCAATATTGAGGGCGTTGTCAATCTTGTTGTTTTCTTCAATAGCAGACTTATTTGCTATTATCTCCTTCTTCGTTGCGTTACAGTCTTTAAGTTCATTCCGAAGACGCTCAATTTCAACATTGCACTGCGAAACAGCTAATTCATGTTTGTTCTTCTCATAATAAAGTTTTCTGGCTTCATCAAGTTTGGCTAACTCTGTTTCAAGATTCTTTTTTTCTTCACTTATCATAATTCCTTCTTGAATCTTGTCATATATAAGTTTTTCGTTTTGCTTAACGATAGCACTATTATCTACATTTTCAAATTTTCTCTTACAAGTAGGACAATATTCACTTTCTGTAAGTTTTTTGTTTGTATCTCTCAAGTTTTTAATATCAGACTTCAAAGAAGCGATATACTCAACACATTTCTGATGTTTCTTATTCAATTCACCGTAAACGTTTTCATCAACAATTTTAACATCTTTCATCTGTTCAATAACAGACTCATGTGCTTTTTTTTCTGCCGTCTTTTTCAATCCTTGTTGTGTGATGTCAGCAATTCTCGTTTCCAATGTATGCACATCAACCTTCATCAAGTTATTGTCAATTGTTTTCTTTGATGAAAGAAGTGCATCTTTTGTTACATTTTCTTTCTTAATCTTTTCTTCACAATCACTAACAATCTTCTCATATTTCTTGATTTGTTTTTCGTTTTCCTCGTTCTGAGCAGTAAGGTTTTCAATTTCCTGTTTTACGACTTCACTATTATATCTTGTGCAATAACGATTTACATTGATTTCCTTATTCCATTTCTCACGGGCTTTAATGTCTTTATCTTCCAATGGGAGCAAACCAATCCAGCGACTTAACAATCTGCCTCTCTCAGTATCTTTAAGAGAAATAAGTTCCTTCAAGTTATCTGAATTAGCAGAAATAACAAGGTCGAAGTCCCTTTCATTACCGATTGCTTCCTTAATGGCTTGCGTGGTCTTTACACTGGTTTGCTCATTGAGATTATCAATATCTTCCAATTCTTCCAACTCGCCATTATCAAGCACTCTAAAGTACTCTACCTTTTGCGTTACCGTCCTTGTAGCGTTCTTACCGTTATAAGCACTACGTGTTAATGTTCTCCTAATAATATAGTTAAGTCCATCAATTTCTATACACCCCTCTACCTTACATTTTCTAGCCTCTGGAAGATGACGATTAAATGCCCTATCAAGCACTTTCATCTTACCAGAATTGGTTCTACCAAAGAAAAGGAAATGTAATATGTCATAAGCAAATGTTGATTTACCACCTTGATTGTCTGGAATACTGTTCAGTAAAATCAAGCCTTTAAAGTCCGTGAAATCAACATGGTTGCCCTCACCGAAAGCCAAAAAATTATCCCAATCAAGCCACTTTAAAGTATATCTCCTACCTTTATCATAAGTACTGAAATCAATAAGGGTATTAATCTGGCTGTCAATTTTTAAAATTTCATCCAAATCATAATCCTCAATCTCACCCTTTGCTTTCTTATCTTCCAAATACTGCACATATAATTGCTGATGGAATTTCGGGTCATTGATGTTCTGTATGGTGTCCTTGTTAAGTGATATTTCCTCACCACAAATACCAGTCATAAAATTAGGCTCCACTTTCACCTTGGAAACTGGTAAATTGTATTTTTTGGCGAATAATTCCCTTATCGCATCTTTCTTTTCATCGGTGTAATCTACCGAAGATACGTTCCATTGAATACGTACCTGAGCATTTTTTCCTATTACTATTTGCTGTTTTTTAGCCATATTTTATTTTAATTTGGTTACTTTCCTTTTTGGTTTGTTTTCTGTAACTTGTTTCTCTGGAATCGTCACCTCTTGTACTGATGTATGGTTTGTGTCTAAAAACACTTCCCCTGTGTTTTCGTTAACTGTAATTTGTGTTTCTTGTTTAAAGTTTTTAAGGGCTTCCGAAATTGCTTGTTCCGTATATATTCTACCGTTGCTGTCAACAACATCCGATTTAAGTGGAACAGCAACAATTGTTTCCCGTTTTACTTCTGACTCACTAATGTTTGGTTTTGTAAAGAACGGTGCATCACCATATTTCTCAACCATAAACGCATCTTTCAACAAAGATTCTACAAACTCATTCATTTTCAACGAATTAAGTTCACAATATTCTTTCAAATCCTTATAAAGATTTTCTCCTATAGATATGCTATGTTTTTTTCCTTCCATTTTATGTTTAAAAATAGTGATTTTTTCTATAAAAACAAAAAAAGGGAGCGAATTTCTTCACTCCCATTTAATGTACAGTAAACTAATTTATTCTTGACTTTGTGTTCCTTGTTTCGGAACATTCTTTTGTTTTTCATTATATTCCGTGTCTAAATCGCTAAAATCAATGCCTAATTTCTCACTAATTCTTTTGATTTTTGCTTCTTGGAGCATAACAAAAGAAATAAGGTTGTTGAACTCTATCTTGCCAGCATATAAATCATATCTTGGTGTTTGGTTGTTCCCACAAGAACAATTGTTATTCGCATTCTTATAGAATGAGTTTATTTTTGCTTTGATATTCTCTATTGTACGCCTCATTGTCCAATCAACAACATACTTGTCACAGAAAATTTCATCCAAGCATTTCTTCAATCTATAACAGGTAGGATAAAGAACACAATCACCACATTCTGGTAACATATCTGTCTGTTCTACCAAGGATTTAATCTCTCCCCAATCCCAGGATTCTCTATCGTCTCCAAGTTGTCCAAAATATTCAGAATCGGTATAATGTTCACATAGTCCAAGTTTTCCATCTGGTAGAATAAGTATGGCTTTTCCACCATCCACCATACAGTGTCTTGTTCTTAAACCGCCTAACCTTCCTATACCTAATGAAATGCCAATACTCTTCATGTGTTGTTCCAATTCTTCCAGTTTCTGATAAACCAATGCACGTTCCTCTGGCGTTCTCTTGGTTTCATCATCCATACCAGTTTCAAATATTGGATGAGCATATACAGAGAATTTTCGATTCATATCATTCTTGAACCTTTCATTAAGATATGATACCAACTCTTTCAAATCATCACCGTTATGTGTACCAACATTCATTCTGATGCTTATACCGAAACCAGCTTTCAACATGGATTCCATGTTACGCATAATAACCTCAAACGGATTCTCATCATCATAAATGTAACTCTTTGTTTTATTGTAAACATCTTTTGTACCATCCAACGTTATTTGTGCGTGTGTCATTTTCCAATCGTTGACAGCCTTTATTGCTACATCCTCACTAAACAGATAACCATTGGATATGATACTTGATTTGAAATCAACACCATTCTCTGTTAACCGCTTACAAATGACATCAATTGCTTTCATGTTGTATAGTGGTTCGCCACCAAACCATCTTAGAACAATCGTCTCTTTGGTTTTATTCCAACAATCTATAATATAATCAGCAACTTTATTTGCCATATCCATTGTCATGACGGTTATTTTTTTGCCCCTCTCAAAACAATAAAAGCATCTGGCATTACAATCCGTAGTTGGTAAAATAGTAAACTCAGTTGGTGTGACCAAGAATGTTTTCTTTTTGATAACAGATTCTTCTCTGTATTTATCTACCTCAGCCTTCTCGTCATAATCCTCTGGTACGAAGAAATAATTCTCAATCAAATAGTTAACACAAATTGAGTCTTTCTTAAAATCCTCTATCTGTTTCAACTCGTCTTGATTCAAAACAACACCACAACTGGTTAACAAATTGTAGATTGCTTTTCTGTTATCTTCTAAATCAACATCTACTAAATATTTTAATCTACGATACTTTACACTATCGTCTCTTTTCTGTTGGCCACCTAAAAAATTAATAGCATATCCAACTGGTTGTGAAAATACATCCATATTCTATTTTTTATATAATATAAAACAAAATTATTTGAAAGTAAAGTACTATTCTTCTGCATTACAGTTACACACAGCACATGTTTTAGCGTGGCAAGTACATTGTACATCACACGTGCAAGTATCTTGCTCGTGACACATACACATAACCTGTGTTGGACATACGCTTGGACATGCACCGTCACTAGTACATTGTACACAACCAACAGAGTTACAATCACATATGGCTTGTGAAGTACATTCAGTTGCAGTACATTGTGCACAAACGTGAATATTACACAAACAATGTGGACAAGGGTCAGTATCACAGGAACATGCACCATGATTTGTACATTTGCTGCAACTAACACTATCACACGTACATTTTGGGCCACAACTTTTAGCATTACATGTACAATATCCAGCACATGAAACAGCATCGCAATCACAGAAAGCCGTGCACGAAACAGCGTCACAAGTACATTGTGCTGTACAGCTTTGTGCATTACAGGCACATTGAGCGCATGAAACTGCATTGCATGTACATTGGCCATTACAAGTACAATATCCAGATGTGGTTGCGTTTTGTGGAGAACAAACAGAATCGCAACTGCAAACACCGCCATCACAGTCACATATTGTGTGTACTGTACATTTTGAGCAATAAACATCACAAGCACAATATCCATCACAAGCGCAGCTATTGTCACGGTCACATTCACCCATTGGGCCAGTTGGGTCATTACAGTCGCACCCCTCACCCTGACAATGTGTACATTGACTATCACAAGAACAATCAGTGTCACAATCAAGACATGTATCGTCTGCACATTTATCGCACATATCAATACCCTCACAACAGCCATCCGCACCTAACAAAATACCATCATTGATGTCGTATTCATCTATAATTTTTGCCATTTCTTTTTATGTTATATGTTTATAATTTAATTATTAGTTGGGCATACGGAGTTGCAAGAACAAGTTCCTGTCCCATCATACACACTACAGTTGTACATGTTACATCCATGTGTCTGATGTGCGTTACAATAAGTGCTCTTCCAAGTCTCAGTACATACGGTATCGCAAGAGCAATATGGTTTGCACCCGCCATCAGCCGTACACACAGCACAAGTTTGTCCATCGCAAGTACATTGTACACAAGCAACAGTATCACAAGTACATTGTGCACAACCAACGGTGTTGCATGTACAACTGGTATCCGTTACAGCATCACAAGTACAATATCCAGCGCAAGATTCTGTGTTGCAAGTACATTGACTACAAGATTCACTATCACAAGTACAAGCAGCCTTTGACAGACATTGACTACAAGCAACACCATTACAATCACATTGTGTTTGACAATTTACAGCATGACACGTACATTGACTGCCACATGGCCCATAATAGTCAGATGTACATTGTATACAAGCAACTGAGTTACAAGTACAAGGGCCACCAGAATATGTTGCGCTTGAAGCATTTGATGTACATTGTGGTGAACAACTCGTAGTTCCAGTACCAGCCTTTTGGTAAATTAACAACTGTGGATGTGTATATGCGGTAATACCACTATCAGATGGGTCCAATATATAACCAACAAAAGCATGCGTTCTTACTGATGTTGTAGGATTTTTCTTACACCTATAATATGGTCTTGTTCACGATGTAGTACCATGTACTGGCGATTCAACGGCTGTGTTTCCAGTTGTCACAATTGTTGTAGGTAACGCCACATAACTATCTTTTACCGTATTTGTAGTACTAGAATATTCTATTGGCTGTATCGTATAACCAGTAGCGGTTGACGTGTACTTAGTTCACTTCTGGTATTGTGTTCATTTTTTTGTTGAACATTGGCCAGTGAAACTAATTCTAAAGCTTCCAGTTTGTGCAGATGGCATGGCCTTAGCTACCGTAGTACCAGTATCAGAACTTACTGTCATCGAATAATTATAGCCAGAAATACCAGATGCGTAGAGTGTACGACCACTAGTTGAAGTTGCTGCATTTGCTTCTTGCGTTGCTTGAGTTGTAACAGAACTTGCGGTAGAACTGATTAGTCCACCATTTGGCATGTTGGCTGGAGTATAGTTTGCAGTCGGTATTCACGTAGCAACGGCAGACTTAGTTATAGTATTTGAAGACGTGATATCCGATACAACTGTACCTTTTGATTCTGCTGTTAAAAGTTTTGTATTAGGGTTAAATGTGAAACCGTTACCATTTTCCATTGTATATGTTACTGCTGTTTGCATTATACCATATGTTGCTGAAGGTTGTGTGTATGTTCAATCACCACTGGTGAAGTAAAATCTTGTGAAACTAAAATAAGGGCTATTCCCAGAATAATAGTCACCTTTCGTCTCTCCTGATGCACGAAAACGATACGAAGTTCCTGAACCGCGAAAACTTACGCTAATACTACCACTACTGCATGTAAACGCAGTGACATAATTACCCTCTTGATAGACAGCAGCCTCAGCCACAAGCGGTGAACCCGAATTATTGAATACCACATCGGAATAAGTGTTATACCTTATCAAAGAAGAAGTTTTTTGCCACACAGTAGCCAACAGTGTACGATTGGAGATGGCTGTACCCTTGTCATTACCATAAGTTGTTTCATAGTCTGGTCCACTATATGTATCATATTCCCCAGAACCACTATAATATTTTACTGTTTCCGTTCATTCATATGGAGTAGGCGAAACGCTCAATATTTGTGATTTTGTACCTTCCGCACCACTATCCATTACATATACAACATGTGAATTAGAAACACCTGGTAAAACATAATGACTTCCTTTTGCTGGAACATCGCCTGTAAAATAATACAATGGCTTAGTGCTATCAGTTTGTTCAAGTCTAGCACTGGCAATACGGTTTCTTGCTTGTTTGACTTTCACGTTTACAGTCGCACCAGTTTTTCCACCAGCAGCATACCAACATGTTACTTGTGCAACGTTATTTGTCACGGCACTGGTATATACAAGTCCTTTACTTGCAACGGTTGGCAATGCTGTCGTAGTACCTGTTGTGATACCAGTAACGTTATTTAATGTTGTATATGATGTTCCTGATGCTTTACTTGTATAAATTGCTTTTGCTTTTGTTGTTGCATTTGATGTATCTGGTGTAATAACTGGTTTTCCACCAGATGCTGGAACTGTTGCAGCAGCAAACGTAACACCAGATGGTGCTTGGTAATCAAAGTATCCAACAACTGCATTTGCTTGTTGTGTTACATAATATGTTGTTGTACCAGTTTTACCACCATTAACAGCTTTGTATGTAACAGTATTTGAAGTGGTTACGCCAGTTATAGTTGTACCTTTTGTTACAGCGCTAACAGTACCATTGGTGGCATTCGTTAGATAGAAACCACGCTCATTTGTCATCGTAGCCGTTCAAGTAAACGTTGAATTCGTCTTTGAACTTGTGGCAGTAGATGTAAATGTATATGTAATAGTCTGACTTGCAGCCTTTATTGAAGGCGTTATAGTACCACCAGATGCAGGAATTTCGCCAATCGAACTACCACTTGATGGTTGTGACACAGTGATGTCACCATACGCGGTATTTGTTACAGCATTAGCAGCCTGTACAGAATAACAAGAGCCTGTGCAAGCCTTGTTATCTTTACCAACAGCAATAATTGTGATTGTGTTTGAAGTTGTTTGACCAGTTACTGTTGTGCCCTTCGTAACTGCACTAACTGTAATTGTATCAGATGTTAATAATACAAAACCATTACCATTATCCATTGTACCTCTTACAGAAACATCACTTCCACTTCCACTATTACTAATATTTTCTTCAGAACCAGATGTATATCTTCTTCTGCCAGTTTGTGTAAAATTACTCTTCACGGTACTAATTGATAATGTTGCGCTACCACCACCAGCAGCAAGTGTTGAGCCAAGTTTGACATTTACGAGGCTCAAGGATGGATAATTCCATATATCTGTGTAAGCATTTGCTTGTTGTGTAGCAGTACCAGTACCTGTTCCTGTAACAGTTTTTGTTCCAGCAGCATTGTATGATGTGGTAGGTGTTCAAGTATAGGTAACAGTCTTTGTGATTGAAGATGAGGTGCGACTTGTACCCGTAGTTGCTCCTCTCGTTGTTGCACTTACCGTACCATTTGTTGCATTTGTCAAAGAGAAACCATTACCATTAGTCATGGCATATGTTTTAGGTGTAGTCAAAGTACCATATGTTGAACTTGGTATTGTTGTACCAGTGCTATTACTACTATAGGCGAATCTTACTGTACCGTTATTGCCAGTTTCTGATACAGTACCACCAGAGGCTGGAATAAGAGGATATCCAACACTAGGGGCTGTTACAACTGTTAAGCCAGTAACATAGTTTCCTTCTTGTGTACAGGTAGTGACAGAAGTCATTGAACCTGTAACCGTACCACCAGCGCTATACGTGCTATTATGTGTGATAGTAACGGTTAGAACGCTTGTTACGTTTGCAGAGGTTCTAGCATTGCCGATTGTCGTACCACGTGCCGTAGCTGTTAATGCACCAGTAGATGCGTTAACTTTTGTGAAACCGTTTTGTGATGCTGCAAGTGTGTAAGTTCTAGTATATGAACTTGTAGCATATGAACCAACACTTGAGTTTACTGCACCACTTGTATATGTCAAATCACAACTACCAGACTTTGTAACAGCTGCGCTTGTTGCAGATGCAGCAATATTGTTATAAAAGAAGTGTTTTCCATTTCCAGAAGCGGTGGCTTTCGGTGTAACAGTCACGATATAGTTAGCCTGCTGTGTTACATAATAGGTCGCAGTTGCTGTCTTACTTCCAGAGCCAGTACATGTTGCGGTGGCAGTATTTGAGGTTGTTGTGTTAGAAACATTTGTGCTTTTTGTTGCGGCGCTGATTTGTCCAGTAGTTGCGCTTTTCAATGTGAAATTACCAGAAGCTGTGAATGCAACAGACCATGTAAAGTTCGTATTGGTAATCGCCGACGTTGCAGTTGATGCGTATGTTCTCGTACCACTTTGTGTGGCTGTGAGTGTAGGTGTCTTGCTACCACCACCTGCTGGGATTTCACCAATTGAAGCACCATTTGGTGATGTAATCACAGGATTGTTCCAAGAATCCGTGTAAGTATTTGCTGCTTGTGTTACATAGTAGGTTGTAGATGCTGATTTACTACCGCTACCAGTACATTTGGCAGTTGCTGTATTTGAAGTCGTTGTAGCACCACTTGTAGTACCTCTTGTGGAAGCGCTGATTTGGCCAGTAGTTGAACTCTTTAACGTATAGTTTCCAGAGTTTGTAAATGTAACAACCCATGTAAAGTTCGTATTCGTAATTGCAGACGTTGATGTTGAAGTCCACGTTCTCGTGCCACTTTGTGTGGCTGTAAGCGTAGGTGTCTTGCTACCGCCACTCGCTGCGATTTCACCAAGTGAAGCACCTGCGGTTGGTGAGGAAATCACAGGATTGTTCCAAGTATCCGTATAATTATTTGCTTGTTGTGTTACGTAATAAGTTGCGGTTGCTGTCTTACTTCCAGCACCTGTGCAAGTTATTGTAGCGGTATTAGATGTTGTTGTTGCACCACTTGTTGTACCTCTTGTACTTGCGCTAATCTCACCAGTACTTGAACTCTTCAGTGTGTAGTTACCAGAGTTTGTAAATGCAACAGACCAGGTGAATGAGTTGTTTGATGTTGTAGCTTCTGCACCAGATGTATAATGATTTGTTCCGCTTTGTGTTGCTGTCTTTGTAGGTGTTTTACTACCACCACCTGCTGGAATTTCACCAAGCGATGCGCCAGTAGGTGAGGTGATTGTTACATTACCCCATGTTGTACTTGTTACAGCATTTGCCTGTTGTGTTACATAATAGGTTGCGGTAGCGGTTTTGCTTCCAGCACCAGTACAAGTTATTGTTGCTGTGTTGGAAGTTGTTGCATTGCCAGTCGTTGTTCCTCTTGTACTTGCACTAATTTCGCCTGTTGTTGAACTCTTTAACGTGTAATTACCAGAGTTTGTAAAAGCAACGGACCAAGTAAAGGAGTTATTGGAGGTTGTGGATTCTGCACCAGATGTGTAGTGATTTGTACCACTTTGTGTTGCGGTTTTAGTTGGTGTCTTGCTACCACCACCTGCTGGAATTTCACCAAGGGAAGCACCAGTAGGTGAAGTAATTGTTACATTACCCCACGTTGTACTTGTTACAGCATTAGCTGATTGTGATGCAGTACCAGTTGCATTCTTTGTTGCTGTTTTTGTTCCAGCAGCATTGTATGATGTAGTAGGTGTCCATGTGTAAGTAACTGCTTTTGTAATCGTGTTCGAATTAGTTGCGCCAGTTACAGTAGTACCCTTTGTTGTTGCACTTACCTGGCCAGTACTTGCATCCTTCAATGTAAAACCATTACCATTCGTCATTGAATAAGTTTTGGTTATGGATAAAGAGCCATATGTTGATGCTGGAGCGCTTGTTGACGTACTTGTACTGCTAAATGTATAAGTTACAGCACCATTAGTACCACTATCAGTTGCACTGCCACCACTTGCTGGAATAGCAGCATAGGTAACAGCAGGATTTGTTGAAACCGTTATTGCAGTTACATAGTTTCCTTCTTGTGTACAGGTTGCGGTTGAAGTGTACGCAGAACTTGTCACAGTACCACCAGCACTATAACTTGAACCATGTGTATAGGAAACAACCAAATCACAACTTACATTCGCTGATGTTCTAGCATTACCAATTGTCGTACCACGAGCAGTTGCAGTAAGCGTACCATTGCTTGAATTTACGGCTGTAAATCCGTTTTGTGAGGATGCAAGTGTATAATTACTTCTTGTATATGTTGCTGTACCACCAAATGGTGTTGTTGAATTACTTGTCTCTTTTGAACCACTGCTGAAAGTATATACTGCGGTTCCAGCCAAAGTAGGGCTGGCCGATGTTGCTTTGGCTGCAATATTAGCATAAGAGAAGTGTGAATGTGAGCCAGAGGTTGTACCTGAAGCCTGAACTGTAACAACATAGTTTGCTGCTTGTGAAATATTGAGAGATGATGTTGCAGTAACACCATTTGCTGCGTACCAACAAGTAACGGTTTTTGCGTTTGTTGTTACATTTGAAACAGTTGTACCTTTTGATGCAATTGCACCATTTCCAGTAACACCCGTTGTAACTGTGCCAGTAACGTTCACTAACGATGAACCAGTTGCTGTTGAATTATATACTGGATAAGCCTTTTGTGACAAAGTACCAGTTGATGTAATTGTTGAAGTACCACCAGCCGCTGGTACTTGTGTTCCACTGAATGTGTAACCACTTGGTGTTGTGTAACCGACATAACTAGCAACATTATTCGCTGCTTGTGTTGCTTTTCCAGTAGCACTACTTGTTTTTGTTATCGTTCCAGCAGCATTATATGATGTGGTAGGTGTCCAAGTGTAAGTAATAGATTTTGTAACGGTTTCAGATGAAGTAACATTAGAGACCGTTGTGCCTTTCGTTGTTGCACTTACCGTACCATTTGTTGCATTTGTCAAAGAGAAACCATTTCCACTTTCCATTGTGTATGTTGCAGCAGAAGTTAAGGCTCCATATGTTGTTGAAGGTTTAGTTGCAGTATAACTACCTGACGTGAATGTATATCTTAAAACCCCATTCGAACCGCTATCTGTTGCACTTCCACCACTTGCTGGAATAGCAGCATAGGTAACAGCAGGATTTGTTGTCAAAGTAATAGCAGTCACATAGTTACCTGTTTGTGTACAAGTAGCGGTTGAGGTATATGCTGAACTTGTCACAGTACCACCATTGCTGTATGAAGCACCGTGTGTGTATGTTACTACTAAGTCACCGCTTACATTCGCTGATGTTCTGGCATTACCAATTGTAGTACCACGAGCAGTAGCGGTTAATACACCAGTAGAAGCGTTTACTGCCGTAAATCCGTTTTGTGAAGCAGCAAGCGTGTAATTACTTCTCGTGTATGTCGCAGTACCACCAAATGGCGTTGTTGAATTACTTGTCTGTTTTGAACCACTTGTGAAAGTATATACTGCGGTTCCAGCCAAAGTAGGGGTGGCCGTAGTGGTTTTTGCTGCAATATTAGCATAAGAGAAGTGTGAATGTGAGTCAGAGGTTGTACCTGAAGCCTGTACAACAGTTACGTAGTTTGCTTGTTGTAATGCATAAACCGTTGATGAAGCAGTAACACCATTTGCAGCATACCAACATGTCAATGTTTTTGCGGTTGTTTCGTTTGAGACGGTTGTACCTTTGCTTGCAACGGAACCATTACCTGTAACACCAGTTGTAATTGATGTTGGTGTGAATTCTGTTGCGGTTGCAGCGGTTGCTGTTGAACTATACACAGCCTTTCTTTTTTGTTTAACAGAGCTTGTATTTGACGTAACATTTGAAGTACCACCACTTGCAGGTATTAAACTTGCACTGAAAGTACCGCCATAAGGTGTTTCATAAGCAGTATAACCAGTTATTTCATTCTTTGCTTGTACTGCTTTATATGTAGTTGAACCTGTTTTTCCGTTAGCCCATGCGTATAATGTGGCTGTATTTGACGTTGTAGCACCCGTAACGGTTGTACCTTTTGTTGCCGCACTAATTGTACCATTGGTTGCATTTGTTAAGTAGAAGCCGTTACCATTTGTCAACACTGATGTCCATGTGAATGTTGAATTTGTCTTTGAACTTGTAGCGGTAGATGTAAATGTATATGTAATCGTCTGGCTTGCAGTCTTTGTAGGCGTAACCGTACCTCCAGCAGCAGGAATTGTACCAATTGATGCTCCAGCAGTAGGGCTTGTAATCGTTGGTGTTGAGTATTCTGTTGCCGTGACAGCGTTTGCTGCTTGTGTTACATTAGTTGTTTTAGTACCAGTACATGTTTGTTCTGTAAAACCAAATGTATAAGATGTTGCTGGTGTCCAAGTATAATTTACTGTCATTGTCACAGTGTTTGAAGTTGTAGCACCAGTAACGGTTGTACCTTTTGTTGTTGCACTTACCTGACCCGTTGAAGTTGACTTCAATGAAAAGCCATTTCCAGCAGTCATAGCATAACTTGTGGTTGAACTTACTGTACCATATGTTGTAACTGACGAACCCTGTGTTGTATATGTTGAAGCATAATGCAACGTGTATGCTGTTGATACAGTAGGATTAACCGTACCACCTGATGCTGGTATTTGAGCGTAAGATATTGTGTTATTCGCTGTTATACCAGTCACACCATTTGCTGCTTGATATATTGTAATAGTTTTTGAAACGCCACCATATGTTGAAGTTACGGTATAGGAACCTGCTGCTATATGTGAATAAGTCAAACTTGGGACTGTGCATGTTACGCTTGTTGTTGCGCTCGTCATATTAGTTGAACTGAATGTAACTTTTCTAGAACTTGAACTAGTACGATATGATGATGACAACGTTGCAGTAGGATAGAATTTAGCACCAGAAACATAAGTAACGGTAGCCTTACCACCACTTAAAGTAAATGTGCTCTGTCCAGCAGGTGCTGGTGATGTTGAAGCAGTATAGGTATTAGCGGAAAGATTTGAAATAACTGTACTTGATATTGCATCTGCATTTTGTGTTGCCGTTGCAGTACCGCTTGCGGTTAAGTTGCTATATGTTGAGCCAAAACTTACGTTTAGTGTTGCTGTATTAGATGTTCTGGCTGGTGCTGGGCTGTCAAGGCTTGTTGTTGTATTTGCTGCCCATGTGATAACACCAGTAGATGTGTTAATTGTTGCGCCATTTCCAGCAGTCATTGATGCGCTTGTAACCGTTAATGTTATATTAGTTACTTGTGCGCCAGTAACAGTTGAAGTGTATGTAGGATAACAACTACCTTTAATTGTAGGCGTTACAGTACCACTTGTTGCATCGTGTGCTGGATATGAAATGCTCGTAATGGCAGGATATTTGTACGTTAAAGTATTAGTTACTGATGAACTTGCAGTTTTAACTCCACTTGTTGAACTATACGTTGTATTATAGAGTGTAAGTGTAACATTATCCGTTGTCACAGCACTACCCATTGTTGTGTGACTTAGCGTAAATGTTGAATTTGTTGAACTTGCTGTAGATTTTGTACCACTACCACTAAATCTTGAGTTACCATTTGTTGTAATTGTAACCTTACAAGGGTCATACACTGTATGGCTGTTGTTATATTCACCAGACGTATATAAATCATAAGCACTATGCCATGCATTGTAGGTTACAGTTGCACTACCACCAGAAGCATGTAAACCACTGCCAATTGTAACGCTACCAGTGTATGTGTTGGCAGAGTAATTGGTATTTGTGATTGCATTTGTTACTGACGTACTTGCAGTCTTGACACCGCTTGTTGAACTATATGTTGTATTATAAAGAGTTACCGTAACATTGTCCGTAGTTGCAGTAGTACCCATAGTTGAGTGTGACAATGTAAAAGTCGAGTTCGTAGAACTTGCCGTACTCTTTGTTCCACTTCCACTAAACCTTGAGTTTCCGTTTGTTGTAATCGTGACCTTACAAGGGTCATAAACTGTGTGGCTATTGTTATATGCGCCTGAAGTATATAGGTCATATGCTGTGTGCCAAGCGTTGTATGTTACGGTTGCACTACCACCAGAAGCATGTAAACCACTTCCAATTGTCACACTGCCTGTATATGTATTAGCTGAATAGTTGGTGCTTGTTCTAACATTTTCACCTTGTGTCGCTGTTCCAGTTGCAGTTGCGCTTGCGGTTTTTGTTCCCCCAGCACTGTATGTTGATGAGTGTGCGAAAGAATAGTTGACTGTTTTTGTGATTGTGTTAGAGGTTCTTGTAGCACCACTTGTAGTGCCTCTTGTATCTGCACTAACAGTACCAGCGGTTGTGTTTGTCAAATAGAAACCTCCACCATTTGTCATAGCATATGAAGGTGTGGTTGTTAATGTACCGCCAGCAGGGGCTGTTGTTGTTTCCTGTGCTGTTGTAAACTTATATGTTATTACACCATCTGTACCAGCATCATTTTTTGTTCCACCACTGGCATGGAACTCACTATAAGAAACAGCTGGGCTTGTTGAAACTGTTATTGCTGTTACATAGTTACCTGTTTGTGTACATGTGGCTGTTGATGTAAAAGCAGGACTTGTTACCGTGCCACCAGCACTATATGCAGATGCGTGAGTGTACGTAATAGTCAATTTACCAGACACATTAGCGGAAGTTCTTGCATTACTGATTGTTGTTCCAAGTGATGTGGCAGTTAATTTACCTGAGGTTGCATTAACAGCCGTAAATCCGTTTTGTGAGGATGCAAGCGTAAATCCGTTTCTTGTATAAGTTGCTGTACCACCAAATGAAGGTGATGAAGAAGAATCATTCAATTTTGAACCACTCGTGAAGGTATATTCGCCACCACCTTGTCCAGTTATGTTTGCAGATGTGGCAGCAGGACCAATGTTAGCATACCTAAAGTGTGTTGTAGAACTACTACCAGACGCAACAACAGCTGTCACATAGTTGGCTTGTTGTTTTACGGTTACTGTAGCCGTTGTTGTTTTGCCACCAAATGTGGCTTGCGCTCTCAAAGTACCAGCATCAGTTTGGTTACTAATTGTTGTTCCTTTTGAGCCAGCAGTTACACCAGTTCATTCTAATGTAGCGGTACTGACGTTACTAACAACCCTACCACTTTTATAGTTTGCTACCAATGTATAAGTTGTACTGTTTACACTACCACCAGACGCAGGAATTACGGCTGGTGCGTTGAGTGTCAAAGACAAACTTGTAACGTAATCTGCTTCAACTGTAAAATCACAAACATCAATCAAAGCACTACCAGATTGGGTAATTGTTACAGAACTTGAATACGATGCACCTGTATTTGCTGGTATAGTGAAAGAAGTAGGTGAAAATGGAAGCGGACTTTCAACCGTTCCATCACCATGTGTTTTCTTTGATATACTTGCGGTTACATTATACGTACCACCGTTTGCTGGTACTGTGTTTGCAATATCATCAACAACAAATTCATATTCTACTTTGTCGTAAATAACTGTCTTTTGTGCGTTATCATCTGTTAAAACAGCATATCTTGATTCATCTGTTGGGGAACCGATGTACAGACCATCAATCGTGCCACCAGTACCCACATAGAGTTTGTTGGTTTCAATAACATCCTTCTTTGACATATTTATAGACTATTTTTTAATAAATACTACATTAATATAGTTTATTACCTCTTTTAATAAAGAAAAAACCCAGGTTTCGCACTGGGTTTTTAACTAAAAATTAATCTGTTTACTACTCACCTATTACCTCTCCTAATCTATTCCAATTATTAAATTTGTGACAACTGTGATTCTGGGTCAGTTGCTGTTCCCCTTAAGATATAAATGGTATTGGCATCTGTCATTGCTGATGTTGATGTAACAACAGCCACATGGTAGCCATCAACTTTATCAGAATTACCAACTGTTGTTGAAGCTAATGATTGTGATTTAATAGTACCAGTACCACTTGCAATGACAACCTGTCCATTCGTCATTGACTGTGAATATGTGACTGCGTTAGTTAAGTTCTTTTGTACAACATCCCATTTACTTGTCGTGGTAGTGCCACTTGTTCTACAAATGATGTAGTCACCATTTTCAACAGTAACAGCAGCACCGTTTGCTGACTGACCAGAAGGGATGGTAAATGAACTGCTTGCAATATACATATCGCCAACTTTGGCCGCAACTGAATACGTTGTCGTTGTTCCTTTGTAGGAAACGGATGAAGATAAAGCATTTGCAACATAGTTTTCGATATATGCTTTTGTTTGGTAAGCATCAGCCAATGCCGTTGCAGTTGACGTTGCAGCAGAAACATCTTTTGTGATTGCACTTACTGTTATTGCACTTGCACCATTTGTTGATGCGCTTGTGTATTTACCATCTCCTTGCACCTTTAAACCATAATCACTAAACGATGCTGGTTTGCCTGTTATATTACCCCATGCAATATTTCCGTAGAAAGTTGATGCTGTGAAAGTATTACTTGCACTACCATGTAATGCTGCATATTTTGATGCGAGTGATGTTCCGTTTTCGTAAATCGTTGCGCCATATAACCCTGTTGTTGCTGTAATATTCGGCGCACCAATCTTAGTTGTACCGCTAATGGTAGGAGCCTTAACCTCTGTTGCTCCAGTTACGGTTGCTGCACTTACAGTGCTACCTTTGACCGTTGTACCGATAATAGTAGCACCACTTACGTGGGTTGCGCCAGTAATTGTTGTTGCACTAACAGAACTACCCTTAACAGTTCCACCCTGGATATTACCATACAATGTTGAGCCACTGAACGTGACACCTGTGTTACCATGCAATTCAGCATAATCACCAGCCTCCTGATATTTCTCACTTAAAGCAGTTCCACCTTCATAGATTGTCGCGCCATATACGGCTGTAGTACCGCAAACCGTAGGACCAGCAACAGTCGTTGTACCAGATACCGTAGGGGCTTTAACAATAGTTGCTCCAGTTACGGTTGCTGCACTTACAGTGCTACCTTTGACCGTTGTACCGATAATAGTAGCACCACTTACGTGGGTTGCGCCAGTAATAGTTGCAGCACTAATATTTGTGCCTCTAACTGTGCCACCTTGAATATTACCATACAATGTTGAACCACTAAATGTGTTGGCTGTATTTCCGTGTAAATCAGCATAATTACCTTTTTCTTGGTATTTTTGATTCAAAGCAGTACCACCCTCGTAAATTGTTGCGCCATATACAGCAGTTGCACCAGTAATTGTAGCAGCACTAACTGAGCCACCCTTGATTGCACCACTTAACGTTGCGGTAGTTCCATTTAAATTACCGTTAAATGCACCATAGAAAGTTGAACCACTGAACGTGTTACCTGTATTTCCATGCAATGCAGCATACTTATCACTTAATGAACTATCACCCTCATAGAACGTACTTGCGCTGAATGTTTCTCCAGTATCACCATTAACGTTAGCAAAACTACCTTTTAGTTGATACTTGTCACCTAATGACGTACCGCCTTCGTAAATTGTTGCACCATATACGGCTGTAGTACCACAAACCGTAGGGCCAGCAACTGTTGTTGTACCAGATATCGTAGGGGCTTTAACAATAGTTGCTCCAGTTACGGTTGCTGCACTTACTGTAGAACCCTTGACAGTCGTACCAATGATTGTGCCACCATATACAGCGGTTGCACCTGTGATTGTTGATGCACTTACGTTTGTTCCTCTAACTGTACCACCCTGAAGGTTACCATACAACGTTGAACCACTAAATGTGTTGGCTGTATTTCCGTGTAAAGCAGCATAATCACCTTTTGTCTGATATTTTTGATTTAATGCAGTACCACCCTCATAAAGTGTTGCACCATATACAGCGGTTGCACCTGTGATTGTTGATGCGCTTACGTTTGTTCCTCTAACTGTGCCACCTTGAATATTACCGTATAATGTTGAACCACTAAATGTGTTGGCTGTATCTCCGTGTAGGGCAGCATAATCGCCTTTTGGTTGATATTTATCACTCAATGAACTATCACCCTCATATAATGTACTTGCACTAAATGCGGTGTTTATATCACCATTAACTTTTGCATAATCACCCTTTGGTTGATATTTCTGATTCAATGCTGTACCACCCTCATAAAGTGTTGCACCATATACGGCTGTAGTACCACAAACTGTAGGAGCCTTAACAAGTGTTGATGCACTAACGGTAGGCGCTTGCACTGATGTTGCGCCAGTTACAGTTGCTGCACTTACAGTGCTACCTTTGACCGTTGTACCGATAATAGTACCACCACTTACGTGGGTTGCACCTGTGATTGTGGTTGCGCTGACAGAACTACCTTTAATAGTTCCACCCTGCATATTTCCGTAGAACGTGCTTGCGCTGAACGTTTTTCCAGTATCACCATTAACATTAGCATAGTTTCCTTTAGCTGCGTATTTCTCACTTAAAGCAGTGCCACCTTCATAAATCGTTGCGCCATACACAGCCGTACTACCAGTAATGTTAGGTGCAACAACGCTTGTAGCACCAGTGATTGTGGCAGCACTAACATCCGTACCCCTAACTGTTCCACCTTGAAGGTTACCATATAATGTAGAGCCACTGAACGTATTTCCCGTATTTCCGTGGAGAGCAGCGTACTTGCTACTTAACGAACTACTGCCTTCATATAACGTACTGGCACTGAAAGTATTGGCACTGTTTCCATGTACATTTGCGTAGTTACCTTTTGCTTGATATAAATCATTTAATGGACTTCCACCTTGATATAACGTTGCACCATATACAGCGGTTGCACCTGTAATTGTTGAAGCGCTTACGTTTGTTCCTCTAACCGTACCACCCTGAAGATTACCATAGAAGGTTGAACCACTGAAAGTGTTACTTGTGTTACCATGTAACGCAGCATAATCGCCTTTTGGTTGATATTTTTGTGATAAACTCTTATCACCCTCATAGAAAGTACTTGCACTAAAAGTATTAGCACTATTTCCATGTAAATCTGCATAATTACCTTTTGCAGCATATTTTTCACTTAAAGCAGTGCCACCCTCGTAAATCGTTGCTCCATATACGGCTGTAGTACCACAAACTGTAGGAGCCTTAACAAGTGTTGATGCACTAACGGTAGGTGCTTGCACTGATGTAGCACCAGTTACGGTTGCTGCACTTACTGTAGAACCCTTGACAGTCGTACCAATGATTGTACCGCCACTTACGTGGGTTGCGCCTGTGATTGTTGTAGCACTAACTGACGTACCCTTGACAGTACCTCCCTGCAAGTTCCCATAAAATGTACTAGCACTGAAAGGCTTACTTGTATCACCATTAACATTAGCATAGTTTCCTTTAGCTGCATATTTCTCGCTTAAAGCAGTACCACCCTCATAAATTGTTGCGGAATGAATCGAGGTTGTTGCTGTTAGGTCTTTAAACTCAGCAGAATTTGTTACAGTCAAGTCTTGTACTGTAGCATCATTTGTTGTTAACGAAGATGTCGTTACACTATTTTTAACATCTAGTGAACTTGCACTAAACGGTTGATTAATGTCACCATTAACATTGGCATAATTGCCTTTTGGTTGATATTTGTCTGACAATGATTTATTACCTTCGTAGAAAGTGCTTCCACTAAATGTATTAGCGCTATTTCCATGCAAATTAGCATAATCACCTTTTTCTTGATATCTCAAATTAAGGGCTTGTCCAGCCTCATAAATTGTCGCACCATATACTGCTGTTGTTCCGCACACGGTTGGTGCTTTGGCAACTGTGCTGGCAGAAAGTGTTTGTGTGTAAACAGCACTTGTGCCTGTAATTGTTGATGCGCTTACGTTTGTTCCTCTAACTGTACCACCCTGAAGATTACCATACAATGTTGAACCACTAAAAGTATTGGCTGTGTCCCCATGGAGCGCCGCATATTTATCACTTAACGAACTGTTTCCTTCATAGAATGTGCTTGCACTGAAAGTATTGGCACTATTTCCGTGTACATTTGCATAATTACCTTTTGCAGCATACTTTTCATTTAAAGCCGTACCACCTTCATAGATTGTCGCGCCATACACGGCAGTTGCACCTGTAATGGTTGATGCACTAACCTTGTTTGCAGTCAATGTATTTGCGCTGAAGTTATTTGATATGCTACCATTTTTAGGCGCATATTCACTGTGACTGTGATTGGTAGTTGTTGTGATAGTAACAGAACTTGAAAAATCAGTTGATGCACTACCAGTAACAGAACCGCTTATAATAATTGTTTTTGCTGCTGCAAGTTTATTTGCTGCTGCTGCGGTATCACCAGTCCCAAGTTTGCTTGCGTCCAACTCCTCCAGACGTTCATCTAAACTTGTTATGTTGCTTTGTATCCCTTCAATTTCGCTTCTTTTGATTGCACTGAACTGTGCGAGAGTGTTATCTTGTTTTTTAATAAATAACGAAGGGTCAACATTACTCGTATTTACTGCAATTTCACCCTTTGTTATTGATGATGCTTCTGGTGCTTGTGCGGTTTTATTTGAATAACCACCACTGTGCTTGTGTATTACTTTCATTGCCATAGTTATATAACATTTTTGACTTTTTTATCTATTATCATTTATTGATAAATACTTTGTACAAAAGAAAAGCCCCACTTTCATGAGGCTTATTTTGAAAAATATTTTTTTCTATTGATTACCGTTTCCCATGTCAGCCCTAAACTGAGCATTTCTACCAAATCTTAGCACCATACTGCGTGGCTCGATGGTGTTTGGTGTTACATCATAAGCAACAGACGTTTCAGTTGGTACGATAAAATCGCTAACAACTTTGCGTACTTTTTGTTCGAATTCCGTGCCAGGTACTTCTTCAAAATCCATTGAATGTATTAACGTAGCAAGGTCATTAACGATTTGTTCAAGTCTTTCATTTGACTCTTCAAGTCTTCTTACTTTATCCTCAAGTACTCTAATCTTTTCTGCATTTGTATCAACTTTACCAGAAATGCTTTCTGTTTTTCCAGAAATTTCGTCAAGTTCTCTTCTAATTGTGTCATTTTGAAGGTCAACATCAAGATTTTCACCATTGACACGTTTTAGGCGAAATGTTGTATTGTTGTTGATAAGGCCAATTGACTCAACATCGTAACCTCTTAAAAAATTGAAGTTACCATCTACTTCTGCACCAGTTAATGCACAACCTTTTGTTGTGTCGCCCCCATATTTAGGGTTCAATAGTTTAAAATATGTAATTCCGTTCATATCCTTCTTATTTTCTTATAAATAGTTATTGATTTTAAATAATATCAAGTTTTCGCACATCATTGCAAGGCAGGTGGCAACCATAGAAGATAAAGTATTTTATATCGCCCATAAAACTACCCCCAAAATCTCTTTCCAAAGGAAGAACATAACCAGACGGTCTATAGTAATCTGGGAAAATTTCTTCCATAAGCCCCTGTGTGCCTCCACCAAGTGACAAGTTGAATGGTACACCTTCTTGTTTTTGATATGTTTCCCCTAACGCTTTAAAATTCAATGCTGGTAATTCTTTACTGACAAGTACCAAAAAACCATCCACATAGAGATAGATTTTCATTTTTTTGTTGCTATTGTCGCACTTTGAAAATCTTGGGAAATCCAACTTGAATCTTACTGTAATTTTACTCCATTTGTTATCAGGAACCATATTTGGTTTGCTGTATTCCTCAACGACAGAATAATGGTGTTCAGCATCACAATCAAGAATGCCATATTTATATCCAACGCTTCCATCATCATTCATCTTTAGTGCAAAAGCATTGTTCTTAATATCATCATAGATATCATATTCAGCATCGTCACCTTCATATACGTTTTCAAGATACCAGTCTGCTGTTTCTACTGTAACACCAGTTTTGGTTCTATTCATTAGTGGGAATCAGTTGATATTTGGACGCTTCTTACCAGTTAAAACAACTTTAACATCATCACCAGGATAAGTATCAACCGTAAACCCAGAGCATGTTCTGTTGAATGTGATAAACTTGTTGTCGGTTTCAATTTCATAATATCCTTGTGTGTCAGAACCTATACCATCCTTGGTGTTAAAATCGTTACTTTCTATATTAATATCCTCTTCCCAATATTCATGGTCTATTGGATAATCAATTACATTATCAATATCACAAGGTTCTTTAACAACATATCCTTCCACCCAATCCTCAACAGCAACCTCATCCTTTTTAACAACATTTCCTTCTGGTGTTAGGATATCACATTCTTCTTCCTTCTCCATATACTCATCCTCAGCAAAATCGCCGATTTTCAGAGCGTCCATTGTTTCTTTATCGGTTTTGTAATAATGCCAAAACTTATTTTCTGCTCTGGTTCCCATATAGAAGAAAATTCCATTGTTTTCTGGGTGTACACCATTAATAGTGTCTGGTTCCACAACATAATCACTTCTCCTTCTCAATTCAAAAGACATAACCCATTCTGTGTCTATCTTGTTGGGTAACGTTTGATAATCATATCCCTCTGCTTTAAAGAATCCTTGTAAAAACCCACCTTGGAAAGAGAAATATTGCTGGCCATCATCTTCATCTACTTCAATTGAGTACGGATACCTGTAATGCATTGTATTTCCAGTAATCGGAGTCATGAAAAACCTTTTGTCTTCCGAATCAATTTCATAAGTTGACCCTGTGAATATCTTCCAAAATTCCTTGTTTGTGATTTTGTCTTTCTCAAAACGTATAAAACCGTTGTCAACACCAGTAAAACCAATGTTGTTTAATTTCACGTCACCACCATTTACTGCGTCCACCCACGTTGACCTAGAATAGTATTTTCCATCTTCTTCCAATGAACAAGGAAGTATCTGTGCAAGATAACAATCTTCAAAGAAACTGTTACCTATAACTTCCCCTCTATACAACATGAAATCGTAATACTCGTCATTAAGTAGTCTTAAGTCTAACGCTCTGACACTATTATGTTTAATATTCTGCATAGCAAACTCTTATTCTTAAATAAATAGTCATTTTCTTTTGTTTTTAGGTTTTTATTCAGTATCTTTGGAGGTGCTTATAACAAAAAGATTGATATGAATAAAGATTATTACTCCATACTTGGCATTACTGATGAAGAAAAGAAACTGCATGGAAAGGATTTTGAGAAAATTGTCTCTAAAAAATTTCGTAATTTGTCCATAAAATATCATCCAGACAAATGGGTAAATGCATCCGAAAAGGAAAAGAAAGACGCGGAAGAAAAATTCAAGGAAATTTCAGAGGCAAACTCTGTTTTATCTGATGAAGCACAAAGAAATGAATATGACGCTAAAATGTCTGGTGGCTTTGGTGTTGATATTGATATGGAGGAATTCTTACGCAGAGCAAACCAGGCTGCTGGCTTTGGTTTCCAAGGCTGGGGACGCGGACCATCTACACCACGACAAGAACGGGGTGAAAATATAACAACAAACATACAAATCACGCTAGAAGAAGCCTACAATGGTGTTAAAAAAACCATAAAAATTGCAAAATCCATAAAATGTGACAAATGTAACGGAACTGGTTCAAGTGATGGCAAAACACATGATTGTCCACTCTGCAACGGACTTGGTTATACGGAGCAAGTGCATCGTATGGGCAATTTCATGTCAACAATGAGAACTACTTGTGGCTGTTGCGGTGGCACTGGTAAATCCTCTCCCGATTCACCTTGTAGTAATTGTGGTGGCACTGGTAAAATTCGTAAATATGTTGACGTTACTATTGATTTGCCACGAGGTGTGCAAACTGGTATGAATGTTAAATTCAATGGACTTGGTGGAGAATCACCAAATGGTGGGGAAAAAGGTGATTTAATTGTTAATGTCACTGTTTTACCACACGATAAGTTCGTTATTGCTGGAAATAACAACCTAATATACTATGACAAAGTACCATTCAACCAAGCGCTACTCGGTTATGAGGGCAGCATAAAATGTATTGACGGTACTACTTTGAAGTATAAAATTCCAGAACTTTCTCCAGACAACAAGTCCATTATATTTAACGGAAAAGGCATGCCAGTCATAGATGGCTGGGGTAAACTTATTGGCTATGGGGATTTGGCTGTCGTTGTAAAACACGAATACCCATCTTCACTGACTTTGAAACAAAGAAAAGCACTTAAGAACTTTTAGTAGTGAACTCGTAATTTACTATTGCAGTTGATGGTAACATCTGCTCAAGATAAATTAATATGTTCTTTACCACATAGTTCTTATATATATCAAAATCACAACCAACTGGCATCTTGAAATTAATGTTAAGTTTCTTATCGTTTAAAACATAATAAGAATCATTTTCATTATCTCTTGCATAATATTTTGTCTTGCCAGATGCTGCTGTTGCATCTGATATGTCGTATGTTATGGCTGTAAGTTCACCAAGTTCTTCGTCAGACAAAGTATCATATTGCCCTATTTCAATCGCTTGTTCAAACGGATGTCTTAGTCTATTGAAGAACTCTTCACCACCATCATAAATACCATCACCAGAGTGTGGGTTATTACCTGCATTGTTGTCAACGATTGATTCATAGTAATGCACATTCGTTGCTGCTGTTGTTGTATTGTTCAACAATTCTTGATTGGTAATACTTCTCCAACCATAGCAACCATTTATATCGTTCCAGCCTAACACGCTGCTATAATCATCATTCTCCAATACAAAGTAATGTGATGCGTTTTCCACAGTATCATTCTCATCACCTGGTTTTGGAGTATATTTACCGTCATATGGCTCGGATGAAAATTCCATGATATTCTCAACATAACAAATATCACCAGTCTTAACAACCAACCTACCCATACGTGACATGTCTTCCATTCCTGTGGCAAACTTTAGATTTGATATGGTTTCACTTCATCCAGTAATGGTTATTGCTGATGTTTCTGGCGCTCCCACATTCGGAACCTCTCTCTCGTATTTACCCCACCCACCTTTCATTTGGAAATAGGTATCGCCATCATACTGTTTTGTTCCATCATACCAAGGAACTACCATAGAAGATTGGGAACCACCTGTTTCATCATACTCAACAATGTTTTTAAGTGTAAGACCAGTCAACAAATCATCTGGCAACACCTCTCCTTGCATATCTGTCTTTAAAAGATTCAATTCTTTAATTTCATCATAGGTGTAATCACCAATTCCACCATTAACACGCCTTACATATTCCGTGACATCTGCATCAATACCAAATAAGCCAAGAAGACATTTGATTCCCTTCACAGTACCCTTCATTCTGAGAAGATATGGTGAATTGAGTTTCAATCTTCTCAACACTTCAACGTTTACTTCTGTTGCAGTATATCCTGTTGTGTGTCCAGAATATAACACATCTGTTACTGTGTCATTATCCCATGTTGACGTAACACTTCCAGTTTCCCAGCCACCCATTTCCAAGGTGTCTGATATGAAATAATCTGGCGTGTTGTTCTGTTTATTGTACGTCACGTTTGTTATGTACTTGATATTGTCAATGTAACGCTTGATATCATCATATTGTCTACCCCACACCTTTAATACAGGAAGAATCCTTGATGTGTCAATGCTCTCATATTCTTCAATATCGTCTGTTGTCTGTCTGATAAAAGTCCAGTCAAGATTTTTGATTGCTTCGTGCGTCATTGAACGCCAGAGATTGTCTGTATCATAATCATCATGAAATGTTGCCAAAGACACCAATCTTTGAACATACACATCATACGCATAAGAAGACAATGACGGATTCCAATCATGACTGTTTGGCCACGTATATTTTTCTTTCTTGTAATAATAACCATCATCTGTACTGAAAGGTGTGTTGAATGTCGCTGTATATATAGGAACTGTTTTCTTGTTCAAAATCACCTTTTCAAAACCATCAAGAGAATTGAAAAACTCATCAATAATATCCTGATTTGGTCTAATTCTATAACCATTATAGTTGCTCGTTGAAACTACCACTACATCACCAGGGCCAAGATTCCACACCTCAAGTTTAAATTGCCCGCCATCATAAGACACTGTAACGTTACAAACTTTATATACAGTTTCATCTTTTGAACAACTACCAGCGTCCAAGTTCGTAACCTTCCAATTGGTGATTGATTTCTCTTCACCGTCTGGTGTTATGACAACATAATCCTCAACAACGCCATGTGCAAAATATCTATATGGATTATCAGTTTCTGCTAACGCATTAGCCGTCATTTGGGTGTGTACGTTAATCCCATAATCATTCTCAACAAAATATCTCCCACTGGTAATTCCCCAACTTGTTGGTTTTTGTGTATCGCTTGTAAAATACAATTCAGCGGGGAATCTAACTATAATGTCTGTTATTGTGGCTCTAACTAATTCCAACGCAGAACCATAATACGCAAAATCCGTTAAACTTTCATAATTTGGATTAAGAACGATTTTTGTTTCTGTTGTCAGATAGTTTGGAAGACAACCATCCGTCCAGTATTCTGGATGGTTTTCAATACAATAAGACTCATTCCTCAACCACGTACCTTTTTGATGCTTCTTCTGTAAATTCAAACCATCGTTTACAACAAATCTGAATTTGTACTGTCCATAATCTGTCGGATTGGACGGAGAAAAACCATCCTTGTCCGTGATTGTCATATAATCACGTTCAAAAATTGTTCCATCTTGCGTTCTTTTATGTTCCTTTTTTAGAACGTAGTTCGATTTCGTCTTTATGTATTTTGCCATATATTACTGACCTACAATACTGTTATAATCCTGTGTCGGGTCAATGATGTCCCTTTTAATTTTAACGTCATATAATGGTGTGCCATTTTCAGACTTCAAAGTGTAATATTCGTGCTGACGATAAATTTCTTTATTATCGTTGTATGTTGTGATAAGACCATTGTCAAGGTCTCTAATCTGGTCACCCTCAATCATTGTTGTCAATGTTTCAATGTCGTGCTCAACCATTTCAATTTCCAACATAACAGGGTCAAACTTCGTATTCACTAATCTTACTTTCTGACCTTTCCTTCCAATTGACGGTATTGAGTTTGGCCTTGATGCTGAAACAGATGATGGTGTTACAGTACAGAAAACAATACTGTATTGTGAAGAATTGTTTGTTAACGAATATCTGATAACACTTGTATAACTATCACTGACAACAACTTTTTGTGGTTCACAATAATTGCAGGATGTAATCAATCTTGCCATTGTAACATTACCCTCGTCATCCTCATACTCGATTCTGTATCCAGTCAAATCATCTATACCAACCTCTTCGGTATTGAAAATTACACCCTTGACTGTTGGATTTGCTACCAATGTTGACACATTCTCTATCGTTGCCACGATTTCCCTTGGCCTAATGTAAACAGTATAATAACCCTTCATGTTGAACTTGTCTAACGGAAGCCTTAAATTGAACATGCCGTTCAATCTACCAACACTTTCTCCTGTTGCTGGCACTAAACACTCAGACGCTTCCAATTGCTTGAACCCTTCGACAAAATCGTCAGATTCTACACCCCTTGTCGGACGATAATAATAAAAAATCTCTGCATCCTCTGGGTTTAAGACCGCTGGCCTTACTGTTCCATATAATCCGTTACTGTTCATATCTTCTATAGGTTAAAATAATTGTTTCCATAATTGACCAAATCCTCCAATGTGTTGCATTCAGTCATTTTTAAATGTGATTCAAATGCCGTTGCATTTCCTCTGTTTAACGTTACATCAACTTTGATGTTTGGCTCTTCACAAATTTTGTTCAAATAATCTTGTTTGTATGCTGGTGATGAACATGCTGATTCTGGTGTCCATTCACCGCCATAATCCATTTCAATGATGGTACTGTTCTGGGATTGCCTACTTAATCCAATATCCTTATTATATATGACTTCCACCTGTGATGAATAATCAATCACAGGTGTTCCGTCACTTTCAAAACTTATTGGATAACGCTCCCTATATAATATACCGTTTCTCATTACACATTCCAATACATGCTAGCACTACCTGGTGCTGTGATTGCCATTCTTTGTGTTTGTGTGTTGTTAAACACAAATTCAATATACTTATTCGTCATTTTTGTCAAATCAATTTCAAAATTTTTACTAAACGTATATGTGCGGCCTGGTGTTAAAACACTTTCAGATATGTCATAATCTAAATCTATATCAAAAAATTCTGTTTGTGTTTGAGCTGCGGCTGTATTATATATATTTACCCTAAATTGAGTGTTTAGTGGTAGTTCATTAAGACCTATTCTTACACTTCCAGTGAAAGTTACCTTGCTTGCGGCATCCCAAGAGACAGTAAAAGCATCTTTAACAGCACTTTCATCGTTTGCTGGTTGTATTCAAACGCCAGTCCACATTAAAACTGTTGCTTGCATATCCTCATAAACATACACTCTTGTTTGTGCTGTATTAGTATAACTCTTGTTAGGTTCCAAATGTAATAATACACCCTGTCTTGTTGCTGTATTATCAGGGTATGGAAGGTCATCATTATTTAACCTTACCCACGCATCACCTTGACCACTACCAGGTTTTTTTAGGTATCCGTTACTTGTTTGCATAATATCATAAGCCGCACCTAATATTGTTACTGTTTGTGACGAATCCTTCACATATACTTGTATTTGTAACGGATTAAGATAATCAACAGGAGAACCACTAGCGGCTACGTCAGTAAACTCTGTAACAGCAACACCCTCTGTGGAGTCCCAAACCGTTTCACCGTGTACTTTAACAATGAATATGTTGGTTGTTTTTCTACTTTGTACTACTTTCAACTCACTTCCAGCACTACTTACTGTTTTTGTTATTGTGTCTGCACTACGTGGGTCTGTTGGTGGATATGGATGTATAATGTATGTTTTTTCCAAATAAATTTTAATTGAACTAGTGCTTGGACGTTCATCACCAGTATCATTTTCCAATATGGTATCTAATTGAAGTTTATAGTTATTACCACTTATAACTGTATACGCTGACAACCATATAGCACTCCATTGTGATGGTTCAGGGTCATAAACAACATCCAAGTCACGAACATTCGAATCCAAATTGAAAGACATTGCGTTAGATGTAACAATGGCTGGCAAATGTTGCACTTCACCAGGGAAAACAACGCTGAGATATGGGTCTACGTAAGAAACGTTTATATCAACATAACGTTGAGCTAAATTATTTTCAAGGTAAATACGCAGCGTATTGTGTTTCCAGCTTCCAGTTTCTGTGTTTGGTGCTGCAAAGAATTTTACGGTCTTCAAATCAGTTGAACCTGTTCCTGCTTCACCACTTGTTGTGCTAAGAAAGTAAAATGCAGTATCGGCCACATCAAACCTAACAGACCAGTTCATATTTGCTGCGAACTTGACTTCCCTTCCTTCGTCAGTTGTACCAACATTTGAAAGTTCAATTATACCATTGTCACCTTGTGTTGGACTTGGTGTGTCCAAAATTAACTGTGGTTGTGGATAAAGTGTAATATCGTTTATAAATCTATCAACTGACGAATCGCCTTCTATATAGTCAATTATCGTTCCGTTTTTCACGAGAGAAAGTTTAAATGAGAGTTTATCTACGCCCCATTGTACGTTTCTATTTGTTAACTGAGTGCTATCAGAATAGTTTGTTTCGGCTGAAAATGCGTTATTACCAGGGTTCAACACAATATACCCACTTTTACCTGGGTTAGTACAAGTCAACACCCAAGATAAATCATTATCCACAATTGTTCGTCCTTCTGTATCTTCGACATGGAAAGACATTGTTGTTGACGAATTGAATACCAAAGATGTTTGAGGTTGTGAATCAATACGAATTCTGAGGTGATAATCAGTTGGTAGAAACTCAACACCTATTGAAAACACAGAACTGTTTTTACTTGTTCCGTCCGCATAGTGTGCCGTAACTTGTCCCCAAACACTGGTATGTCCAGAATCCCATGTGTTGTTTGTTAACGTTACTGTTACATTATTTGTTGTTCCACTAACAGGGGATATGTCAATACCAGATAAAACGTCGCCGTAGCCAACGCTTCATTCATAACTTGTTGCGTTTGGTACGCTAACAGATACTGTTACTGTTTCCGTACTACCACTGTGAAGTGTAATCACACTTCCACCAGCATAAGTCAAAGTGATTGTTGGTTCAGGATTCTGGTCACCAGTCAACTGGAAGTTTACGTTCTGTGATGATAATTGTGTGCCATCAGATGAATACAACGTACCCTGCAAAACAAGATTCCCAGTATCGTTTGTTTTGTTCTTAACTTTAATTGCGGTTGACGAAACACCAACACCAGTATAAGGCAAACTGATTGATGTGTTTCCGTTATAGATATCAACACCGTTTATTAATGATTGTGTTGAAGGTGAGGTAAGCACCCAATACCAGCCAGTTATTTCACTAACATTACTTACTGTTAAGTTTGTAGTACCAGTTTGGTTCTTTCCTATAGTAAGGAAACTCGGTACTAATTGTATTTTTGGACTTGCAGAAATACCTTGTGTGACTTTCAATCTTTTTGTAAGACTTCCAGCTCTGAACACAATGGTAGCGCATCTTGCAATGGCTTCGCTGCAAGTATCAGCACTAATGGTTATTCCAGTTGTACCAGAAGGACCAGTACCAGTAGTGCCTCATTCACTAGTACCGTCTACCTTTATTTTTAGTCAATCGTTTGCCATATTCTTCTAATCATTTAATATCTTTATTATAAGATATTTGTTTTATTTTATAAATAGTTTTGTATTGTTTTTTATTGTACTGGTATTGTTACTCATGTTGAGGAACCCGTTTTGTTTAAATTTAAATCGCTTTGACTAGGGTCCAATCTAAAAAGTAATTGTACACTGTTAATTGTCCCACCGCCTGACTCACCAATGTCTGAAATTTCTATTTCATAATGGAGTATTGTTAATGTGGTTGCGCCTGAGTTTGACGGTACGGCCCAATTATAAGTATTACCACCCCAAGTTTCAAGATTAATACCTTCCTCATCTTCCGTTCCATTTACTTTAAGTCCTGCCGCCACGTGGTATGTTTTATTTCTACCATTCATAGGGTTATTAAATGTTACTGTCACTCTTAAATTATCTACAACTAAAACATATGTATCCCCACTCCATTCTACATGGGTTTGCCCAAGAGATACGCTCGACACACTGTAACTTTGACTAACAACAACATAATATGGTTGTGCAATCTCGTCCGAAGTATATGTTGCCCCACTATATGTAACCACAATTTGTGTGGATTTAACACTACTACCAGTATTTTTAGTTGTTGTTAAAGTAATGGTTTTTTGTGTTGTATCTAAACTTGCACTGAAACTATTGTTAGTTGAAGACACAGAAGTCAAAAGCGATAAATTAGTCTCACCATAATATGGTTGAGTTGCCTGTGAAGTATATGTCCTCGTATAATCAAAGCTTGTTATTCTGTTTACAAGCGTTGTAGCACTCCATGAATCAAAATTGGCTTGGAAATTGTTCCAATTAATATTTAGTGATGTGACTTGTGATGTGTTTGCAAGTTCCCTAACATAAATGTATTTTGTCCTAGTACTATAACTAACATAAGAAAATTTAACAATTGTATTAGCTGTAGGAGTCGTATTAGTTTCAAGTGATGAAAACTTCATCGTCAATTGCGTACCAATCTTTCCAGTTGTATAAGTTCTATTTCCGCTATTACCACCATCTAGTAATTCAATCGTGTAGTCATTAGGATTTGTGGTAACGGCTGTTTCAGTACTCGTATATTTTAACACACCAGACAAAGAAAATGAAAGCGTAACACTTGATGGCTGTACTTGTATTCTATTACTCATCGAGTTATCCGAATAATTCGTTACGGTTATTGTTGACCCAGATGTTATAACATTTTCACTTCTCTCCAATGTGACTGTTTGTGGACCGCCAGTAACGCCGTTTGCTGCATACCAGATATACACGTTAGTTGTTGATGATGGAACAACACTAGTGCCAAGTGAATTGAAAGTAGAAGTGCCACTAAATCCATAGGTAATCGAGGCTGAACCAGGTTTGTACTCGTTATCAGTTACAACCCCAGCAGTATAATTTATCTTTCTTGTTTGTGTTATACCTGTATTAAGTTTGGCTGTTGTAGTCTTAACAGTTGAAGTTGACGTTGTGCCAACGGTTGCTGTAAATGCGCTTGCAGGTATTACTTTGTTTGCTTCAAACAGACCAGATTCAGCAACTGGTACACCATAATCTGAATAACTAAGAAACTCATTCTTTTGTTGTTTAACTTGAACGCTGTTACTAGATACTGTGTTGTTATATACACCATAAACAGTATATACCGTTCACTGTGCACCAGTTGTACTACCCCTTGTATCAACTTTCACACCACCAGTAGCAGTGTTAAAATCAAGCGCTGTTGTTGAGTTGGCGCTAACACCACTAAACGTTAATGCTGGCGATGAAGAAGTTCTTACTATTGCGCTATTTGTATAATTATCGGTAGTTACAACATTCCCAGCATAATTCCAAACGGTATAAGAAGTAATCGAACTTGCTGTTGCATTAGTAGGAGTAACATAATTATTGCCAGTACCAGCCGCAGGTATTTGAGAATATGTTGCGTTGAAATTAGTTAGCGTAGCGGCTGTTGCCCCAACATAGTTTGTCTTGACAGTAATTTTTGCGCTATTAGTTAATGTTGAATTTGTATAATTTTCGTTTGTTGTCATTGCAGACACAGCAAAATTATAAGACATGCCTGACGACAATCCATTTATTGTATAGTTTGGTGAGGTAAGCCCAATGGCAACAACTCTGTCATAACTTATACCACTAAGTATTGCATAAGTTGTGTTAGAAGGTATAGTAGGACTTACAGACCAAGAAATACTTGCAGATGTTTTTGTTGACGCTGTTTGTGTTAAGTTTGTTATACTCAATCCAGATGTTGCAATCGTTCTTGTTGTTGTTGTCCTCTCAGCAGAAGTCAATGATTGTCCATCCACACCTATCGCCTTTACTTTGATTGTATAAGATGTGTTAGGGTTTAGTCCTGTAAACCTATGTGACGTGACACCAGAATCAAACGTATATGTGGTGGAACTAACTTGTACTGTATAACTGGAAACTGGTGAACCACTCACTGTTCACGCAACTGTCATACTTTTTGCGGAAATAGAACTTACTTGTATGTCTGTTATGTAAAGTTGTGTCAACTGGCTTGTTCTTGTAGAACCAGTTGCTTTATCAGAATCAGTCGTATTGTAATTATCACCCTTTGCCACAACGCCAAAATAATAAGGCGTATTTGGGGCTAATCCGCTGAATGTATAGTCTCTCCTGCTACTACTAACATTGTTGTCTACGACAGTAGTTGGATTATTAGTAGTTCCACTATAAATTATAAAATTATTTACTTGTGAATAGTTAACACTCCAATTTATTGTAAAACTGTTTGGTGTTATATTGGTTGTACTTCCAATTGTAACAACCAATTTATCCAAATCTGTTGTGTTGGTTGTGTGACTGTTACTTACATCAGAATTTTGTGTTCACACCCCATCACCATTGGCAACTATCCAAAAATAATATCTTGTACCTGGTGTTAAATCGGTAATAGTAATCTCTCGTACAGCACCACTACCACCAGTTGTTGTTTCATAAGGCGTTGATGGCATAGTTGCATTTCTTGAAGCGTATATAGAATAATTTACAGCCGTATGTTCGTTTGACGCGGATAGGACATTTCACCTCAACGTGATATAATGTTTTTCCTGCGTCCAAGTATATAAAGAATGTTTAGGTAACTTTTCTGGTGCTAATGTACTCGTACTTGCCGATACAGGGTCTGAATCTGTATAATAAACTTTATTCCCGTTTGCCACAACCCAGAAATAATATTGTCTGTTTGCGCTCAAATCAACAAGTCTAAGAGATGTTGTAGATGTTCCTGAATAAACAGAATGTGGGTTCGCTGGTTTTGTATTTGTTTGTGATACATAAATACTGTAACCAGTTACTCCATCTGTGTTTCCTATACCCCAGTTAAGGCGTATTGTTCTTTGGTCTAGTGCTGTTGCTGTAAGTGTAACGCCAGTCAATTTTACAAGGTCTAATGTTCTAACATTATAAATCGTCATTGCTGTAGCGTCACCAAAGTTAACACCATCACCCTTTGAAACGACACCTACCACATAATTTGTTTGTCCAGTAAGGTTATTGTACGTTATCATTGTAGTGGTAAGTGCTGTCTTGGTATCTGCCGTTGTTATGGTTGTACCTGTTTTGAAACGAACATCATACCCAGAAGCGTATAACGCACTATTCCAAGTAAATGTCAGTGAAGTTACATCAACGGTAACCGCTGACAAGTTGGTTACTGGCAATACATGTTGTTTTGTTCTGAACGTATAGTATGAACCATCGTTCATCACAAAATAATTGTCACTACTTGTCAGATTCTGGTATATTCTTATCGTATATTCTTGCCCTTCTAACAAATTTGTTATGTTACAACTTGTGGTAGATTTTGTTTTTGTAAAAGACGTAACAACATTAGATTGTGTAAATGTTCTCCCTGATGCCACCTCAATCAAATAATTACCATTCCACACACTACTACCTTCTGCTGTACTAAAGTTTGTTACGGCAGAAGTATAATCCCAACTCACCAATGTTATTGAAACTGGTGTCAATGCTGTTTTACTTTGTCAGCTTGTTGTTTCAAACGTCCATCCAGTGAAAACGGTTGTAAATACATTGGCTGGCGTTGAAAGATTTAAACTTGGTTGTATAGCATATGTATAGCCAGTTGTAGGGTCTCAGTATGAAGTTTCTGAACTTGGGAATTTGTTTGACGATATTACCAATTCCTCTGGTAGTGGTGTGCCATACACATTAACTACATCCGAATCACTAGCATAAGACTGGTCGCCCATAGACCTAAATCCCAATGTATATTGTGTGTTTGGTGTTAAATTTGTAAACTCTATTTCTCTAGTAGCACCGCTTGCCTTGTTACTATACACAACATTATTTTTGTAGAATGTATAGCCAGTAAGACCACTTGTGTCAGCAGGATGGTTGTAACTATACTTCAAGGTGGTTGGTGTCATACCAATAAGAGTGATATTCCTTGGTGGTTGTAATTTCACCAAAGATAATGTTGTTCCATTTGCTACACCAAACTGACTGCTTTCATACTCTGAATCAGAAGCAGCCACGGCTTGTACTCTAATGTAATATGTATGTTCTGGTTGCAGACCATTCAATACTATTGACGTATCGGTTATTGTTCCAACACGTTGCCAGTTTGATGATGTCGTACCTGTTTCCACAAGATAACCAGACGCATGTGATATAGCACCTCAACCGAAAGTCAAATTGTTTGCGCCTCTGTTCGTACAAGTAACTGTGGGTGTTGCTAAAGGCGTTAGTGCTGATGTTGTTACCGTTCCACTTACAACATCAGACCTAGTATTATATACGTTGTCACCTTCTGCGATTATGCCGTACCTATATGTTCTTGTTGGGTCACATCCAGTAACAGTATATGTGCGTGTTGTATTGGAAACGTAATCCAATAACCCTCCGTCAACCCAAATATAATATCCTTTTGGCGTACCTCCATAGGTTGGCGTAGTTCAACTGATTTTAATTGTTCTGGCTGTATGTGTTTCATTGATTGTATAACCAGACAATTTTAACAACGCTTGCGTTGTACCAGATGCTGTTACTATATCTGAATCAACAAAATTAACACCATCACCACGTGTAACAACCCCAATATAATATACAGCCAACGTGTCACCAGTTGAACCACTCAACCCTGTTATTGTAATTTGTGTTGTATTGTAGTCCAATTCTTGTTTTGTTGTTGCTGTAGTAGGAACAAAATTTCTCTGTTTCTTGTAATGAACATTATAACCAACACCAAATAGCCCTACTTCCCAAGCAAACGTGACAGATGTTACGGTTGATGATATCATACGTAAGTTTGCCACTTGTCTTGCTTGTCCCATTGTTGACAATGTATATAACGAAGGGCTGTCCCACGCAAAATACTTGTCGCTATTTGTAATTTGTTGCAACACCGATATGGTATAATCAGTTTCAGGGTTCAATCCAGTAAATGTCTTTGTTGTTACGCTTTTGTTTTGCGTTGTTGTGGTTGGATTGAGATATGTTCTACCCTCATTAATACCAACAACATGGTTTCCTTGCCAATCAGTTTCTGGTGTTGACAAAGACACTGTTATGCTATTAAGAGTCTTGTTGGTAAGAGTTATCTGTACTGGTGTCAACGCTGTTTTTGAATCCCAGTCAACAGTATCATATGACCAGCCAGAAATAACACTTGTATAAACACTGGCTGGTGTTGAAAGATTTAGTTGTGGTTGTATTCCATATGTATAACCAGTATCATGGTCCCAATATATGGTTTCTGAACTTGGGAATTTTGCAGATGAAACAATCAATGATTGTCTCATTGGTGTTCCTGTTGCTGACACCTCTATTGAATCATCATAATCCAACTTATCACCATTTGACTTGAACCAAACTACATACTCTACACCCTCCCTTAAATTAGTTAAGGTAATTGTATTTGTGTTTGCATCAACCACATAATCGCCAACACCGCGTATTGATACTGTATAACCAGTTAAACCAACAACACTTTCAGGTGGCTCCCATGTAAATGTTAATGTTGATTCCGTTCTGTCCACTAATTGTATGTTTTGTGGTGGGTCCAATGGAATTAACGGGTCAAGATGTGTATGTTCTGCATGACTAATCAACGAGTCAGCATATTCTATACCATCTGCATTTGCAATAATTCTTATGCTATATGTTGTATCTGCTGACAGGTTTGTATAAGTTAACGCACTGCCATTTGTTGTTGTGGATGATATTGGTGTGTCGCCTTCATCACCATCACCAAGGTACAAAAACACTTGATAACCGATAGCGTTTGGTACTGTGTTCCAAACAACGTTAAATGAACTTGGTGTAAGGTTCGTGATTGTAATTGTTGTTACAGTCATTATCCTTGACAAAGTTGTGAAAGTACAACTACTAAACAATGAAGGTAATAGATGCTCACCAGCATAATATTGTCCCTCGTAAGGAGTTTGTCTTGCTCACAAGATTATTGGTGTTCCTGGCTCTATGTATTCGGCAGAACATTCTCTGATTTTTGTCTGTGTTGTGGCTGTTGAATTGTCAATGTAGTGTTCTGTACCACCACTATCAATCCATCCCCAATATGTTGTGTAGGCAGATATCATATTGTCTGTAGCTGCCGCATCACCATTATCCCACGTAAATGTAACTCCTGAAACGGTTCTTGAATCCATAGCAATGATAGGTGGGTACATTGTGCGTTCCCACGTATCAATATTAGCCGTCCAGCCTGTATCAATTTCACAAAGAACATTAAGTTCTTTATCGAAATGTAAACGCTTTCCGTTATATGTAGATTCTCATGTTTTAGGTGTTGGCATATTACGTATCTATTAATGGTCAGTAATCAGAGTTTATTTCCTCAGGGCCGACTGGCTCATTGTCTGCACCAGGTGGTTCTGTATAAATAGTAAATCTTCCTTCAAGTGTTTCACCAATTGCTGTTCCCATGTGTGAATGGGCAACAACACCGATTACATATTCAGTTGCTGGTGACAATCCATCGGTTAATCCAGTTAAACTGAATTGCGTACCGTTTGGTAACGAGTAAACAACAACGCTATGTGGTACACGTTCCTCATCCAATATAGTTCCGATTGGCCAACTATCTTCTGGTGTATAACCGCTTACGTGTCCACCAAGTATATTGACTCTGGCATCGTCAGATGATGCTAAGTAGGACGTTAATGATGTAAATGTTACGGCTGTTCCAGTAAATGAATCCATGACTCTCGTTGGTTTACCACCAGCCTCAAGGTTACTTGCCAAATCAAAGTAAATATCATAGGATTCAGCACCGCTAACAGCATCCCATCCAAACGTCAATCCAGTCTTAGTTGCGTTCATCAAATAGACATTTGGTGTTTCTACTTTTGCGCCCTCACTCTTTGCTTGTGTTACGGTTACCGTTCTCACTATATCACTTCCATCCATTGTTCTAACAGTAACGGTACAACTTCTTTGTTCACCACTATTTTCTTTAACAAAAATCAATAACTTGTTTGGCGTTATATTTCCATGCACATCATCAACGCTTGGTGTTACGGAACACCATGCTGCATCAGAACTTGCTGACCAAACAGTATTGCAACTAATATTTACTGAGGCAAAATCTGTGGTTCCTTGTAACGTACCAACACTTGAAGGTGATACCTCAAGATATGGCCCGCTTTGCATTACGTGTAACACAGAGTTTGATGTAGAATGTGCCGTGCTAACCCCTGTGAACACAACATCACAACTCCTATCCGCACCAATGTTTGCATCGACTTTTACAACAATCGTATCACTTCCAACACCAGATGTAGGAAGAACGCTACACCACGTACTACCTTGGTTTGTTATTTCTGAAACACCCCACGAACCAACATTTTGTGATGTTAAATAAATTGTCTTAAAATCACTCTTAGGGGTAAACATTAACGTACTTGGGAATATTGTAACTGCCGATGCCGCCTCTTGTGTTATTGTGATTGTTAATGATGTCTCACCACTGCTAACACATTCACAATCAGAAGCACCAGTAAATGACAAAGTACACTGTCTCTCTAATGTGGAAGCGTTTTCAGAAACAAATAATCCTATTGTCTGGTCACCGTAACCGTTTGAAGGAATTACACGAATTCACGGTGTTTCATTTTCTTCAAATACTGGTAGGCAAGCCCAATATCCGTTAGAAACAACATCTAATGTCTTCAAATCCCTCACGCAAGATACTGTCAGTCCAGTACAATCTTCTTCCCCATCTTTTACTTTCAAATCAATTCCCTCACAGAACTCAATATAATATTCAAAGCCTTCTGGTACTGTTGTGAAAATATCAATAGGAATGGTTATGTTACACATATTTCCTAAATCATAGTTGTCACTAAATATACCCATATTATATTGGTCCACGAACCATTGTTTCTGTTCTTCTATTGTTGCTCCTGCTGGATATGTATAACCAGATGAAACATATAATGATTCATCAACATCAATCGTTCCAGCAAGTTGTAAGATTTTAACAACCGTTGGTTCAAGCGGTTCTGTTGAATTGCTGTTCTCTGATATTATCAATCTAGCCATTCTTTCATGTTCACCACTGTTCGTTCTTACAAATACAACGACTATCTGTGTACCTTCCCCTTCCTCTGGTATCACAGTACACCACTCGCCTCTATCTTCTACGATATTTTCACTTGATGGTGGTGTGGCTACTTTCTTCCAATATCCATTATTGCTTGCTTCAGGGTCACTTATTACTTCAATATAATCATATTGTGCACCATCGCTTATTTTTGAAACAACAGCGAATTTTGTAGGAAGCATACCATATTCTGGGTCATCTGTTGAACCTACTATCCATCCATCACCATCTGATTCAACAAAAACGTCTGTCACCCAACTGGTATTTGATGATATTTGTATTCTTGCAAAATCAGTATTCTTTGTGAATGTCAATTCATCCGTATCAACATCAATTTCTGGCTCATCGGATTCACACTGTCCTTGCATAATGAAGAGTTTAAATGGTGTAACAACCATTTCATTACCATCTTCATCATATATTGCTTCATACTGTTCAAGTGTTAATACCAAATATCTTGTGTTGTAAGGATTACTTTCCACAAAAACACCAACCTCTGTATCCATTGTACCATTGTCTGGGATGACAGTACACCAGTCTGGTGTTAATATCTTCATCCAATAATTGTTATCAACCTTGAGATACACAGGACTTTCTTCTGTTATATTTTCCACAGGAACAGTACTTGCTTCTGTGTATGTCTCACCACTATCTTCTCTGTTTTTGTATTGTGTTTCTGTTATATGAACATAGGTATATTCTCCACATTCAACGAAATACCCCAGCGAATACATTTGAGCAAACTTATCTTCCAATGTTGGTTCACATTCTTCAGGATTTGGACATATATATTCATAGTCCTCAACACTTCCCGTTGTGACAACATACTCTTTAGTAAATTTCCATGTTATGTTAGAACCAACATGTGCTTTTTGATATGTACTCGTACAGTCATACGTTAACGAAGTATAGTCAATTGACAAATACGGCCCAAACTCTATTTCTACCGTCCAACCAGTTTCAACATTTGTATAAACATTGAAATTCTGTTCTGTTTCATCACACAAATCCAACACACTACCATTCGTTATATCACAGTCCCTCAATTCAGCGTCTCTTTTCTCTTCACACTCACCAGTTGCTGGGGCTACATATAACACATATTTAGATAGATATATTGTTTGTGTTGAGGCTGAACAATTCAAAGTATTTTCCATGAAAACATGAACAGTACCATATGCTTCACCAGAACCTGTGTACATGTTTGTGAATGTAAACGCTGATTCGGCGATGGTAATGTAATCATTAGTAACTGTTGGATTATTGAACGTTGTAGAAATATCAACCATACCCCAATTTGGTATTGGTGATATTGGACTGTCTAAATGTTCGAGGTCATAAATCTCAACACCAAATAACGCTTCTTCATTACCATCAAGATATATGTCCTCATAACTCTTGCCAGTAATTCCATCTTCAATTTCAACAATTTGGAACACATCAATTAAGTAAGCAATACCCTTTTCTTGTGAAACAGACAATGTGGCATAAACACCGTTCTTACCAATCGTTATAACACCATCCCTTGGGTGTATCGTTTCATTCGTCAGCAAAGAAACGTTCATTTGTGTATTGCTCTCTTTCGTTACAACACACCAATCTGGTTTTGAAATAACCTCCCAATCAACAAAACTTGAATCAACCACAAACGGTACTGGTTCTTCTGTCGCGCCACTTGTTTGGGTTTCCCATGTGGTACAGGCTGTATAACCACTAATTGTGATGTATTCTGAATCTTGTTCAAGTACAATGTATTTCGTGTTTTCATAATTTGTGCCATATTGCACAGTTGCAGCGGTTATTTGTATTATTCCTATATCCGCACCTGCATTATACGGGTTTACAGTAATAAACAAATCTCTGAAATCAACACCATAATCGGTTGAAAATGATAGCCTATCACTCGGTATATCCAACAAACGCCACCATGTATTTGATTCTACATTTACCTCTTCAATTGAGCCAAAACCACTGATACCTGTTATTGTAAGTGTTCCTTGTTCATCCTGTACTGTTTCACCAGTGACATTATACGTGTGTTTTAATGTTAGGTATTCGTCTTCACATTCAACAATATAAGCTGTTCACCCACCACTACAAGTCGTGTCAACCTCAAAATGAAACGTTCCACCGCTACCAGGAATATTTATAATTGTATCCTCTTCTATGCCATTAAACGTTAATTCGCACTCATCGTCATCTATAATTCCTTCACCAGTAAACTCGCCACCAATTACATATTCAAACTCAACATATTTTGCTAACTCTGGCGTTGTTTCATTCCCATCCTCATCAAAATATGTAATTTTCGTAACGAAATCTCCAACATACCTTCCATCACCAATATAATATGTGTTGAAGGTGTTAGCGGAAGCAGCACCATCCCCTCCAATCTCGTAAGGGACACGTCTCACGCCATCAACAAGGATATAATCGGCTAATGTGCCATCCTCATTGTAAACTCTCTTTCTTGACCTTAATGTTTTTAGTTTTGACTCAGCTGAAATTGATAATCCACTTACTCTTTCTGGGTAAAGTCCTTGATTTTCTGGCAGTGTTGGGTCAAAGTCCATTGACTCATCGTATGTTGTTAAAACACCAATGTTACTATAATTTTGTCTTAAAAATAGTGGAAGTTCTATGGATGGAACTATTGGTTCATATGCTGACGGTGTGATTGTAAAACCTGTAAGTTTATTGAGAAGACAGTCACCACCATACATCTTGTATTGATTATTACAGCATATACCTTTGTTTTTCAAATACTTTAGCAAAGATATTCATAGTGGTATCTGTGTATAATATAGGAAATCTGGCGTTCTTTCCGCTTTACATTCTTCTGGTATGATATATACCCCTATAACATCTTCTGCAAGTTCCCTTGTAGCAGAACCGCCACAGGAAATATAATCTGATAGTCTGTTTGTTAAAACTACCTCATTCTTAATCGGTAATCATTCGCCATTGCCATAATAAACTTGATACATGTTGTCATAATAGCAAATGTCACCGATTTTCGCATCTTGTGTTTGTGCGGTTGAAAAGTTTTTTATATAATATAGTTTTCGGCCATTAACACCAAACTTTGAAATATCACAAACCGTATATGCACTTGGGTTTGTATCCCATATTTTGATATTATCGGTATAGAAACAATTGTTGTTTGTTTTCTTTGTTTCCTTCAACTTGATACCATTCAAAAGTATTTTCTGAATTTCAAAATACTTTCTCATAAGTGTGGCGTATGACACTTTCTTGCCATCTACTTCAAAGTCACCTGGAAATCCACCCCAGTTACTTACAACGCCATCAACTGTCGGAACCAATCAATCTTCGAATTTTTGGTTAAATGGAATAAATGGCATTAAACCAGGTGTTCTGGTTCTGCTTTCTTCTATACGTATTTTTTTGAAAATGTGTTCCATTTATTCCTCAAATTTCACTTCAAAAAGGTTGAAAATTATTCTTCTATTCTGCTCATCTATTTGTGTTGAAATACCGTCTTCTGATACAATATAAACGAATCTTTTCTCTTCTGCAATATATTTTAGTTTTATTTTAATGAACATGGAGTTAAAAAACTCGGAAAAAGGCATCAGTCGTATTTGTTTAGTCATAAAATCAATATATGGCTTGCCAACTGGCACGGTTAAACCATATTTTGCATGATTAAACTCAACCTTCATATAAATATCTTTCGTAGGATTTTTTTCTGTAACCTCATTGTTAAAAAGATAGATGTAAAAACCTTCGCTGGACTTGTCTATGTTGTTTTTATCAACGACAGTAATTCTTGAATCGAGTCTATTACTATTGGTGCTATCTGGTGTTTCGTTGTTGTTGACTCCAAAATCCTTCACATCAACCCTATTATTCATAAATTTACCATATAGTTCACCAGAATCAAAGAATGAAGTATTATATGTTAACAATTTTTGTTCCAAAGGGTTTTTGGAGGTGTAGAAAGAAACACGTAAGAAACTTTTCTTGAGTTTATTTGTTTGGTATCTCACATCGTCATCTTCAAAACCAAGAAAGCCAAGATTGTCAGAGGTTCTTAACATTTGTGTTGTTAAAACAGTGCCAACTGGTATTCCGTTCCATTCATTAACGCTTTCATTAACAGTCCATCCAGATTCAATTAACCTATTACTAAAATGTAAATTGAATATAATTTCTTTTGCATCACAAACCGTGCCATTGTTTTCAAATGCTGGTGTGAAGACTACTTTTTCCATGTCAATAACACCTGGTATGACATTTGCTTTTATATCATTGACAAACAAATCGTTTATCATTTCTTCCTGATATAGATTCGTTTCATAATTATTACTTACGGGGATGCACAATTTTAGATATTCGCTGGTAACATACTTGTCTTTTCTAAAGAAAGCAATATCCCAACTACTAACATATATGTAATCATCATCTATATCAGTGATTGCAGAAGCTACTGGTAGTTCTGTATAGCCACTAATATAACATTTATCTGGTTCCTTTACAGTTTGTTCTTCATAGGCGTATGTTGTTTCACTACCAGATACTTTCTTATAGTATTTACCTTCAACGTCTACTTCATCATCACCAGTAGTAGAAGTCAAAATAAGATTACACACCTTGAGATATTTTGGTGATTCTTCATCAATTTCAGAATCATCTGGTACGGTTGATGCTGTAACATACTCAACACCGCATTCTTGTTCAACTTGATTGTACGAATATACGGTATTGTCTAGTGATTCAATGTCTAATCTTATTTTTATTGTGTTCATATCTACAAGCAATTATTAATTATATCTGTGGCAACAAATTTCAAGAATTGTGTGGCAACTTCTCTTTCTCTAAGTAGTAAAACGAGATATCTTTCTGGATTAACTCTTTGTTTGAACTCTTCCTCGGTTTCATCCTCGTATTTTGTTTCTTTACTGTAATCAAACGTGTCCTGCAACCCATATATTCCAAACGGGTCTTGTCTTCTTAAGAAGAATGTTACATTTTGGTGAATGTAAAATGAACCATTTGAGAATGGCATATTAAACGTACTTGCATTAGACGGTGTTTCTGATGGTAAAATAACATCCTTCCAAATAAACGTTTGCTCTAACGGATTGTATATTGCGTATTGCGGTATAGTACCATCTGTCAACGCAAATTCATCAGAAGAACTAACATCCAAATCTGGCCAATCCTTTATTTCGATTGTTAACACAGGGTATGTTTTTACAACCCCATCATTTTCTACATCAACTTTATCAACGGCAGTAACTGTTCCTCAATAAACATTTGCTTCACTAGTATCGGAAGAATTATATTTGCAAACACCGAAAACATCACCTACATAATAATCGTAGTCAGTTGATGCCGTAATCTTGACCAATGACCCGAAAACAATCTCAAAAGTATAACCAGTTGGTGAGTTAGTTGTTACATTGACGCGGTTTTCTGTTGTGGCTGTCATCACATTTCCAACAATTCTAGTACCAGATATGCCAGCATAACTAAGTGTTATGTTTGGGTCTGTTGTATCTTCATCCGTGTCTGGGGATGTTCCTTCATATGGTTTAACAACTGGTGCTAAAAATCTATTTGGTTCTTCTTGTATATTATGTAGTTGTATCTTATAGTGTGGCAAATAATAATATCCTTCTGGTTTGTATGAAGAAAACTCTTGCGTCACGGTACTAAAACCATTAGCATCATAATCATCAGAAACCAAATCAGTCGTTTTATATGTTCAACCATCGCCACTCATTTCTCTTTGTGCGGTATTGAATCTATAATAGACATTTGAGATTACTGTCTCATCAAATGTATATGGGTTGAATTCAACTATATCACCATAGAAAAATTCGTCATCAATAGTTATTTCTGTCTCGTCTTCCCCTTCTTTCTCTTTATATTTAACAATTGGTTTTGGTGTAGGCAATGTTGGGTTAGATAGATTATTATGCAATTTGTGAACATTATAATCCGTTTCTGTGGCACTTAAATCCAAGCCACAAGTAACAGGACCAAAACAATGTGAATATTCAATATCCTCACCGATATAGTTTTTATTATTTTTGTACCATTTTTCCCACCCCTTGTTTCTTTTGACTATTGTCAAATAAATTTCAGAAAGCGGACGGCCAATATTATCAACCAAATTATCAAGGTTTATTGTATCCAAGAACGTAAGTTGGGCTATTCTATCGCCATATATGTTCTCTCCAAACGCTTGTCTTGATAAATCGCTTTTAAAATCTGTACCATCAATATTTCTCAACTTCTTGAAAACCCTGAAATAATACTTACATTCAAGACCCATGGCATCTTTCTTGATGTATGTTGCTTGTGGAACAGATTTACCATTAAAGTTTACCATGAAGATGTTTTTTTGGTTGCCATTGTTTACATCACCAATCTTATCGACTCTCATGCGTTTAAAATTGTTTGGTGCTGTATATAATCTCACATAATCACCAACAGATAAGTTATGTGGCAATTTTGTTTCATACCAATGGTATGTTTCGTTACTCATGTAAGACGTACCAGATGAAATAATAAGTATTCCGTCCTTTTCGTTGTTAATTGTCTTGAACATATTCTTATCGGAAAAATAAGGATATGTCAAACAATAATCCCAATTAGATTCTTTTCTTTGCTGATATTTGTTGTATTTTGGAACAAATGAGAATAAGGAAATGTCTGGATACATGTTATATACCTCGCAAGCCTTATTGTTGTTCATTATCTTGTTAACGTATATTCCAGAAAGTTTTCCGTTTGGTATTTCGATTGAGCCTTCATTAACAAATCCATACCAACCATTTCTTAGTAATAAGTTTTGTTGTACCGCTTCTTGAAATGTTAATATATTGTCAAGTTGATATACATGTGATGGTCTTGCTGTACCAATTGTTCCATCATCAATCAAAACTTCCTCTATTGTAACACCATTTTTATCCCTCTTGTAGTCCCACAATGTATTATAAAACTCACAATTTTCCCCATATTTTACCTTACTGATGTAGATAAATGAATTCGTTCTAAGTTTATGGTTGTTGAAAATATCAAGCCCACAATGATATACCCACTGCCCTATTTCTGGGTGTGAATATTCAGTATCCTTGATTGCTTGCTCCCTATCCAATTGGCTTGTATTAACGGCATATTGTTCGCTTGGAGCAACATCATTATCTTTTACTAATGCAACACAATCGGTTATCGAACCTTCGTTCTTTATAGCCTCCGTCCTCATGTTAAACAAAACATTAGAACAAATTGGGTTAATTGTGAAAATCAAACGGAAATTGTTTGATGCGTCTTTCTCTTCGTTGTAGAGTTGCAATTTATCTATATTTGCCCTGACAGCATCAAATGGGTATAATCTCGCTTTTTGGGTCAAATTAACATGGAGATTTGACTCATTGTTTGTTGAATATACGCTCCTGTTCCTATCTAAAAAACTTTCTCTCATTACTCAATATCGGTGTCTGTATTATTACTACAATTAGAGAAAAATTGTTTATTTAATTCATCCAAAGCTGTTGCGCCAGATTTAAGACCGAAGTAGAAATAGAAAGAGTTCTCGTATTGTGGCATAAACCACATACCATTTTCACTTTTCACGAACTTACTTAATACATTGGTTCTTGACAAGTCATCCAACCCCAATCTAAACATGACATAATCCCTATTGGCGTTTTCTAGTGTTCTCGTATATGAAGACGCAACTATATCATCAATTTCTTGTTCTGTTGTCTCTTCTGGATTTACATATTGTCTTTCAACCACAAAGTCTGTGCCTTCAACCAAATGTTTATTATATTCGCCATCTTGTGGTGTATATGGCTGCATTACACCATTGAAACCGTTTGTACGCATATAAGAGAAGTCATATTTGTAATATCCAGTACCACCCTTTGTATCATCAAAGGATGTTGATAATAATCTATTGTGATTTAATGTTGCGAACATTGTTCTAAAATCACCACCCATAATATCATCATTCGAAATTAATCCTGTAGGCACTAAATGCTTGTATCTTGGAACAACTTCATTTCCAACATTTTCCAAACGAGAGATTATTTCATGCCTTTGTGAAATACCAGCACCAGCCTCACACACTCTTTCCAAATTAATACATGATTTAATGTTGGTTTCTGAATTGACACAAGACATACCTAGAAAATGACCGCCTGGAAGATAAAGTTTCTCAAAATCTGGGGTTCCTTGGTCTGGTCCAGTATAATTCCATGCTATACCAGCAGCCTCAGTTAATGCCACGAATTCATCCTCATCACCATCTTCGATTTGTTCATTTGTCCCACGATAATGTTTTATTGTTCCTTCCAATGTATTATCTGCAACAGATACCCCAGTTTCCTCCAAAAAGTGCTTACCACTACAAATAGTATCGTCACCGTTACCATAAAGATAAGCATTATCCTCCATATTGGTAAGGGCTAAATTGGTTGGCATTTTATAGGAAGTGCTTGTAAGGTATTTAAATGGCTGTGGTATCCCTTGTTGGCTGCAATCGTTTAGGGAGCCAAGCAAAACCAAATCGTTGGCAAATAACGTAACTTTTTTGCCATCAGCTGTCCATTCACAAGGTTTAAAATAATAAACGTATTGCTTTTTCATATTCAAATGTGAATGAACAATTCCCCCGTTGTCTTTCCCAAAAATTTTCAACTGTTTGAACCCGCCAACACCGTGACATTTTTGCTTATAAACGTTATTGGTACAACCCCTTTTCATATTTTCAGATATAACTGGTGTATCATTATCTCTTACATCATAACCAATCGCACATTGTTGTGTATATCTCCTCTTTCTTCTAAATCCTTTAACTTTCACACCAGTCCCTTTTCCTTTTGGATTAAGCCCATCGCTATCCATACTCATACAGCCCTTAATAGCCCCTTTAACTTTAAAAGCACCAAAAAGGAATGTATTTTTACCACGTACAAAACGCATCCATCTTGGTATGTAAATTGTACCGTTTAACCAGTCATTATAAAAATCAAAATTTATGACTTTATATTCTTGTGCCAGGTTCATTTCGATGCAACTAACCAAATAATCAATATTTGTTGTTAAGCAAATAGTGTCTGCATCATCATCCTTATTGCTATAATCTATTGACGTTGAATCTACTTCACCAGTACCACTTCCAACCATATAAGAATAGAACTGATTGACGTATTTTTCGTCAGATAAAACCGCTCTGCCAACTGCTGTATCGTTTAAAAGTTGTTTTAAATTGTCTTTTGTGAGATTATTTAATTCAACAACAAATACGCTTATTAACATTAAAAGTTGTGTTTGAATCGTTGCGGGAGAAAACCCACTATTAATTAAAAACTCATACAACTCCGCACATTCAACCTCAAAAGTTTTAATATTCATTAAACTTTGATATCGGTTTACATTGGCTAGCCTATTATATGTCTCTTTTAACAAATAAACATTATTTTCCGACCCACGTATTCTTATGTCTGCACCATTCTTTTGGCCATACCCTTCATATGGCTTATTTGTATTGGCTCCTGGTGCAAAATACCATCCGTCCAAATCTGGACATAACCCATCTGCAATTAAAACATAGTTAAGTCTTGCAATAGCTTCTTCCGCTCTCGACTCACTGCTTATTTGGCCTATAATCCAAGCCGTTCTATATATAAACCAATTTACAAAATTCACAATCCTAATACATGTCTTAATGAAGGCACAAAGAAATGTGAACATGAATGGTAAACGAATTCTAATGTTATTATATGGCATTGGATTGTTTTGTCCATATATATTCGTATGTTTTATTCCTGTAAACCTCTTCCCCTTTAAAAATACTGTCCTCTGAAACCTTGGTATGTATGATTTTACGGTATAGACATTGTTCCAAAATAAATCCCTATACGACTCCTCTTTTGTTTTTGTACCAAAAACATAATCCAATTCATCTGGCTTCTGCGGATTATGTGGTACTAAAACTTTTCCTCTGAAGAAATTGTCAACATTTTCCTCAAAATCATTCATTGACACTCTAAAACGAACTCTTGCTCTCGTTGGTATGCCTTGATTTGGATTATTTGTTGGGACGATGTTACCATATTCATCGTGTTTAACATAATCAAGATTCATTGGAATCTGATAACACCACACACCGTTTCCGTCAATCACCTCCGTACCTTTTACTTGAAACTCCTCAACATCATTTGACGGGGTTTTCCGTATCATTTCAATAGTACCTTCACCTGTAACAAGTTCATCCATTTCGCCCATATTATCACTAGGTACACATTTCTTACTAATACCGTTAGAAGAGTTGTCACTAATTACGCTGCCTATAAAAACACAGGTCGGTTCAAAAGTAAATGGGATATTGAAGTCTTGGCGTGTAATTCCTATTGTTTGTCCTTCATCCTCATTACCCCAGAACGGATTAACATTAATTGAAATGTCTTGTGTGAATATTTGTGATAATGTGCTTAACTCTGTGCTGGTTTTAAATTGGTTAGGATTCTCAAATTGTTCAATTGTATAGCCCTTATAAACGAAATCCCTTGGCCTTTGTGATAATATACCACAATCTGATAAATCCAAGTCCATATGGAGCATATTCACACCAACTGGAAGGCCACAAATCATATAATCACCAGCATGATTAGTTCTTACAGTATATTTGTAGTATTTGTCGAATACCTCAATTCAGGCATCATTTGATAAAACATACGTTTTGCTTGGAAAAGTACCAACTACTTGGTGGCACTCATCCAACTCTTCATCTGATAGAAGATTATATCTAACACCATCACCGTTTTTATCGGCTGGTGTCATATATCCGTAGATTGATGACAGAACGGAATCGGTTAAAGTTTGTGTATCTGCACTAATGAAAACACTTATCTTTGCATTTTCAACACCAAAGCCGTTATTTGCTAAAACACGTCCAACAACAACACCATAATTGGAGTCATGTAATCTATAACTCTCGCTCGTCCCTAATTCAAGCGACAAAATCTGGAACACGTCATAATCTTGGTCCAATTTGACGTGTAGATTCGTATCCTCATTTATATTTGCCTTAATTCTATATGTTTTGTTACTGTCTGACATGTTCAAGTTTAAATAATTTTGATATGTTGATTGGTTTGTGATTTGTAAAACCCCTGATAATCGTTCAAATAAGTAAAATTGGGATAAAGGGTAACAGTATTAATGACAATAGAACTTTCTCCAAAAAAATACGTGAATTCTGTCTGATATTTGTACTTTTATTATCTGGCACATTCTTTACACCATATTTTTTTTGTAGATAACTTAAATCTCTGCCAACTTTACACGCACAGCCCATTATCTTTCCTTAATTCTCAATCTAATGTCCCTTTGTGGGTATTTTATTTCAAACATACTGTCACCATCCGAAATAAGCATGTTATCTGCTACAACAAGGTCTATTTGCCTACCACCTGTTGGTGAAGTAAATGTGACACGAGCATCACCGCCAATATCACAACCATCATCGCCACTTGCAAACTCTTGATTGGTTTTTGTGGATGAATAACCGTCATTGAATTCGTTATACACTCTAATGTCAACAACATTAATTACGCCATCAACCTTACTAATCTCCTTCTCAATATCACCAACAAAAATATCATCACCCATTTCGTGCCTATTGATATCCATATAATCCCTCAAGATTCTTACCACTTCTGCTGCAACATCGGATTTGTTGTAGTTTTTATCAACATACATATCAATGTCAAATGAAAGGTTAATGATTCTTCCAGACTTTAACTCGATAAAGTCATTAATCATTCTATAATTGTCAAGATATTTCTCAATGTTACTGACAAGTGGCTCTGGTATTGTGGTATCAAGATGCCCTTCATGGTCAACGCCAAGCAAATAAAGCATTACCTTATTATTTCCCTCTGCACCGCTTACACGGAATGGTGTACCATATTTTGGGGGCATCATCAACACGCGGCTAACATAATCCTTGATAGTTACACACCTGTCTTGTGAGCCGACATAATACTTAATCATATTTCTTACTTCTTCAACAGTAGGCATGTCCTTTCCTGAAACACTGGCACTACTATCTTCTATTCGAATACTTTCCTTTACAGAACTCGTGCCCTTTACATCCGTATTTGCTATCGTACCAGCAAATTCAACATTAAGATATGTTATTTTGTTGATTGCTCCTGGTGAAACGTTGCTTGATTTTCCACCGCCAGCGCGATAAAGTATAAACACCGTTGTATTTGCGCTCGGTAATACTCCAAGAGCGTTATTGTTCACCATTTTAGACATTTGATATTTAGCAAACTCAGAAGTATCTGGTAATGAATAGTCACTTCCAGCACCAAATATAACTTTCAAATATCCGTTATCAGTAAACTCTGTTATGTATTTTTGATGCACAGGTTTCCACTCACCTTTCGTTATATAATAATATTGTCCAGTTCCAGCGGTATTATAAGCAACGTCCACCACAGCGGTTCCGTCTGGTTGGTTACTTACGAGTTTTTCCTTCCAAATGTCTTGCTGCGCCAAACAATCAACTTCAAAGAACTTACTTACTTGTCTGCCTTTTGAATCTTGGAAGTTCTCACGATAGTCATAAAACTCACCCATCGTTGGATTTGTTTGAAAACTAACACCATCCTTTACCAATACTGATTCAACATTCATAACCTTTTCAACTGGAATCACAATCTCCATGAAAGGAACAATATCTCTTGAAGTTATGGTTTTCTTGTAAATTCTTGTATCACCCGCAACAACCATAGCAGTTTTTGTTACCTTATACAACACTATGACGTTGTTTGAGTTTCTTACTGGATAAAAAAGTCTGTTGCTCACACCATTTTCATCAAACTGTTCTGCAAAATTAACATCTGACATCAACTCAAAATATTGTGACCCAGAAGCAACTTTTGTACCTTTTTTAATGGTAGGAGCATATGTCATATCAGGTGATTGGCTGCTGTTAAGTGGTAAAGTACATGAAAATGTTATTAAAGCCATAGCCCCTTTTGGGCCAGGAATCTTAAACCCAGCACTCCTTGCCATTGCATAAACAGATGATGCTTTCGTGGCACTGTTTATGTTTGTTTCTTGGAATACTCTGTCAATGTGATAAGACAATTCATCTGCAATTGCAGCATTCAAGTCAATCATTCATGACCCAACAGAAGCATCGTCAAAAGACTTTGCCAAATCTGGGTAATATATTTTTGACAACTCAATAAGAGAACTCCTATAATTGTCGTAGGTTCTGTCAAGGTATGATATTTTTTTCTCCATTCCTATATCTTTAATGATACTTTATTTTCTTCTTCATATGCACCCATCTTTATGGTATATGTAATGGTTACAATGATACTGTTTTCAGTTGATGGGTCCTTCATTGTTTCAATATCTTTGAAATCAACATTTGGAACATACCTTGAAATGGATTCTTTGATTGAAGATTTAACTGCGTCTTCTGTTGCTCCGTCATTTGGTTCAAACAAATATTTGATAAAATCGCTGCCAAACTCAGGGTCTCTTAAACGCTGTCCCTTTGGGGTGAAAACGACATGCAAAACCTGTGACTCTATTGATTTCTTATAATCACTGTTTAAGTCAACATAAATCTCATCATCATTATCCGATGTGAAAGGGTATTTGATACCATATCTCTGGGTAAGTGCCATGTTAATAAACTATTTTTTTATAAATAGTTAACAATGTTTTTTCAAGTTAACTAATCCACAATTGATTTTTGGAAAATTACACAGTCAAAACCTTCAAGATTCAAATCAATTCCTGTTATTTGTTTAATAACCTCAACCTTTTCTGGTGTAATTTTACAATACTTGAAAAATCTTTTGGCCATGTCTATCTCCTCTCTTCTTCCTGGTGCTGTATCTGGGAATCCACGTTTTATTTTGTATGCAAACTCCTCGGCTGTTTTCGTTGTGTAATGAGCCAGCCACATCTCAGAAAAATTATAATCATTGAAAGGAGATGTTGATTTACATGGCTTTCCAACAGGGTCACAACAAGTAAGCGGTTCTGACGGTGTATGTGAAACACCCTTCCAAACAACACCTTTTAATCCACCCCTAACAATGGCTTTAATGTGATTATTTTCTGGGAAGGGATATTTTACTTTTTTATTAAACGGCATCATTGGTTTTTTGAAACGTTCAAGCACTGGTCTTCCATCATTACGTACCAAATCATTATCGCCATATAACATCCAGTTAACGTGAATCATATCGTATCCATCAAATCTCTTATTTGAGAAAAACTCTGGCATTGTCATCCTCTTATTCCTAAATGTAAGGAACTCATCGCAATCAAAGAAACAAATCCAATCATACTTGTCACCATAATCATCATAACACTCTTGATATGATTGTAATTGGCAAATTCTTTTATCCTTATAATCTTTAAGAATCACAAAACCGTTATCAATATAATCCTTAATAACGTCTTCTACATTCTCACCACCAGTAACATTATTATCAAAAATAATAACGTTCTCAGCACCAATCTTTTTATAATATTCCACAAACTCCCTGAGATATTGATTTTCATCTCTTACAATACAACATACTAATACTTTAACCATAAACATAATCTTTTATATAAAGATATGAATTAAGTATGTAAAAATCAACAAAAAACACCCCAATCTTATTGACTGAAGTGTTTTTTCCATACAATTGAAAACATGAAATATTACAGCTTAAATCTAAGCCATCTTTTTGGTACAATATTTTCAGAAATTCCTTGATTCTTCGGACCCCACCACTTATCAGGGCAAATAACTTTCGAATCTTCTCTCTCACCAAGCCACGCCCCCATCCAGCCATAAGTACCAGGATATATTATATGATTCTTACATAAAGAACAAGTGAACAAATCCCAAAATACATTAACTTTATCACCTTCTTCTACAAAAATCGCATCCTTAATATGTATATTCTCCTTAGCCCATTCTATATCATCACTGGTAATAATAACCTTTGTCCCTTGGAAATAAGTATTATACGCATCTTCATACCATTTAGCGCTTGGTACTACGAAAAAATCCTGCTGCTTCACATAATCATCACCGTGTCTAACTGAAATTGATGTTGCCTCAGATAAATCACCGTATTTTTCGAGAATAAGATTCTTATACTCATCTGACGGTCTAAAGAATCCCTTAACTAAGTCCTTGTCAAAATAATCCTCATTCTGCCAATACCCAACTAGTGAAATAATATCATTTGAACAATCTGGTATTGGCTCATAGTCAAACTTTGGCGTTTCGGAATAAAAACCAATATTTTTATACTTATGATGTAGTTCTTTTATATCAAGAAATTTGAACCTATCTAACAATTCAAAATAGTTACGATATTCCTTTAACTTTTGCTTGTCATGCTCGTTTATTGCAAGAAATAAGACTCTATTATATCTTTTGGCATAGGTAATATATGCACCAATCTGGAACATGATGTTACCAAGCCTCTCACATATACACCCAACTACGACTTTTTGTGGTAATTCTTCCATTGTTATAAAAGATTTTCACGAACTTTATCTAATACTTTACCAAGAAGATTCTCTCCCATCCATTTAGATTCATCCTTAATCATAGGGTCATCCCATCTAATACCAACACCCCATACATTGTCTACTGGTGAACCCTCAACAAAGTTCTTACCATCAAACATTTTGTCAATGATAATTTCCTTGTATTTTTTGTTTTGTGAGAACTTCGCAAAAACGGCTTTGTACATTGCATTGAAACGAACCTTGCTCCACGCTTCATCATCATATCCTTTAACCCTACGGCCTAACTCTTTCGCAAGCCTAGGCTCTTCTGCATTTAAAATAGCATCAGCAATTACGACATCGCCAAAATACATTGCTTTCTGCCACATAAAATACTGTTCAGATGTTTTAAAAGTATGACCTTGTGCTTCTATATTACAAGGAGCAAAATTGGAAAAAACACTACCCCAAAAACAGACATATTTTCCAAATACTTTAGTACCAGCAATCTCTTTCATATATAATCTTTTTACAAAGATACACGTTTTTTCTTTATTTCCAAAAACTATCTGTGATATCTTTCCACCCAAATCTTTTAACACCGTTCACTTCAACCACACCACCGCAAAGCGCACAACCGATATATAGCCTTTGATTTGTGTTTGGATTATCAATTGGTCCAAAGTTTTTATCATAATGCCCTATTTTGATATAATCCAAATTATCCCAATAAAAGTCATCTTCTACATCGTCAGCGCCCGTGTATAGTGCAATTGCTGTTGTTTTATAAGTTTTCTTAATGTGTGTTACTAATTTATGTAAGGATTCTGGGTCTTTTCCCTCACCCATAAAGCAGACACATGTAACACCATCATTGCGTTTCAATAAATCGTCAATGGTTTTAATATCCAATACTTCTCCAATATCTTCCCTAAGATAAGGTGAATGACACCCTTCACAATGATGTGGACAATTAGTGATATTAATTGCTAATGTTATTTCATCAGGTATTTCTCTGAACACGACCTGAGTGTCTTCTGGCATATATTTAACCATAATATTTCTTTTTTTAATTTTTATTTAAATCCAACCACTCACCAAACAACAGTGACCACTTATCGTCATTGTATTTAAAAAAACCACTACCTGGTGTAAATGTCAACTCTCCAAGATATACTACGCCGTTAACTTCATAAAAATCCACCCTAACATATTTGAAATCCTTTGATAGTATTTTAGAATACCCAACCATCAAATCAAAACCATTTGGCTTTTCGTCAGTAATATTATAATTGGCTGGATGGTCGTTTCTACTACAATATAAAGGTTTAAAATCCATATCATAATAATTAAGTCTTAACCTACCAGAATATCTATCACACATTACTTGCAATATTTTTGGAACACCATTAAAACACGAAAACTTATAATCCACCAAATCACCTTTATCTTTGCCAATAAAACTTTCAGCAAAAATTTTTCTTTCAATGTCGTGATAGTGATATTCATATCCGTTCTGAAAAGCGAAATCTGTACGCATCCAGATGTTAAGTTTGTTTACAGCGTCTTGTTTGTTTAACAATTTCTTATCCTTGACAATAATATTCATACCACTTCCGTGATTACATTTAATAACAAACCTATCTGGCAACTCTTCCCAGTTTATTTCGTCTGTTTTGTTATATATTTTAATGATTGGTACGCAAATATCCTTGCCTAATTTCTCTTCACAATAATCGTGGACTTTTATTTTATCCGCACACTTTGTTTTTAAGGGTGTACAATCATACAATTTAAGCCACTGTATTTTCTCTTGTATGGTTTTAGGGTTATCTATATTAAAATTAGGATTTAGTCACTTACCCATCTGTGTCAATTGTGTTTTATAATATTCTAACATATGAATTAAACTTAAATGAGATTTATTACACCAAGATATGTTTCTAATGTTTTAATGCGGTCCAATGTTGCATATGGCGAACCGTCAACAAACATTTTATCCAAAGTTAACAAAATAGAAGAATCGTGTTTTTTAATCCAATCGGCACACCTTATAATCACATTCTCATACAACATATCCTCCTTGAAATTATCATCAAAAACAACGTTGTCTATTGTTCGTAAGACGCTGAAATAATCGACTCCAATTGTTTTATAGTAGTAAAACAAAGTAAATCCAATACAAACATCATCAAGACCAGTAAACACTCTCGTTTTAAACCCCATCATCAAATCTAAAAGCACCTGTTTAGTGAAAATAAGTAGGTTGCCTCGCAAAAATGGAACACCTTTACTTACTGCATTACAAACAGCGCCAGTTCCAACGAACACACGGTCATTTTTATCCATCCTATCTATTGTATTTAACAATAAATCTACGTTTACCCAATTGCTGGTGTTCGTTCTTACAATAAAATCATACTTTCCAATGTTCTTGAATATTGATAAGGCTCTCAATGTCTTTAGGAAGGTATCATTCAACTCATCACCACATTCGAGACTTAATACATCACCTACAATAACATCTTTTCCACCTCCACGATAAAAATACAAATCACAATTCTTTCTCAATCTCTTACCCCAAGTATCCCTTATGATTTGTTCCTCATTAACGTAGCGTTCTTTGTTACAAGACTGAACCAAAAATAATATACGTTTTCCATTTTCTGACTTGTTGTTGTGTGCATAAGAAAATTTGAACACCTCTCCTTCAACAAACTTTCTGTCAAGTAAAGTTACCTTAACATCACCAAGTTTCCACACACAATAAAACAACGACAATTGGTCTCTATGGCTTCTGGTTTCAAGTTCCTTCCACCAAGATTCCATCAATTTGGCACAGTCTTTATTATTATGATAACGGATGATGATATTGTTTTCCGTTAGCCCGTAATGTTCTGGGAAACCTTCTTTCTTGTACGCTTCCACTTGTTTCTTAAACGTATCGGGGTCTCCTTTCTTATACTTGATACACGCATCTGCCTCTTCATATATACAATCCCTTAAAGGATGTTTTGGTATGAAAATATAGCCTTTTTTATTATCACAATTTTGTGATATAAAATCAGTCAGATTGCCTACTATCTCAACATTGCCATCAATATAAACAGATAAATCATAGTCACTCAAATAACGATTTGCCAATATTTTGACTTTTCTCTGTTTTTTTATGTCATCTAAATCGCTTTTTTCTACATCGTCTGGCAGTTTTCTAACATCCCATGTATCGGATTTCAAGGAATCATTGTTTGTAAAACAAATATAATCAAATCCTTCTTCTTTTTTTACCTCTTTCAGATTATCATAGTCGCCAGTTATGACGGTGTAAACGACACGTTTTTCTTTCATAATTAATTGTACATTCTTTGTGCAGCCTCAATCTGCCTTGGTTCGCTAAAATCTTTTATCTTCTTCAAATAGCCAATAATTCTTGTAAGATGGCTTACGTTGGTACTACCGCACTTAGGACATTTGTCTAATGTATGGATATCAATATGCCCACAACCCTCTTCTTCACAGACAGTACCCATTACATTAAACGTAAAATATGAAGTACCATTTGCTGCTGCAAACTTCAACAATTTCCTATATTGCTCTTTTGATAAAAACTCCCTAAGATTCTGATGTAATGCCATACCTCCATCACATTTTGATGAGAATCTTCTTCCGTGAAGAACAAACTTATCCAAAATAGATAAATCCTTATCCTCTGGATTGTAGAAATATGAACTATACATCATGTGCTTGTCTGACACATAATAACCATCGTTCTTATCCCACTGATAATGTTTATAAGACACGTTTTCGCCAGGAATAAACTCTGTGTTGTACATGCAATCCCTAGTCCTATCCTTTCTATTGCAAATATTGATGGTTTCCAGTATCAGATTAGCAAACTTCTCGTAATCATCATTCGGAGAAATATTAAGACCCATAAACTCTGCTGCATCCGTCAATCCGTTTACGCCAACAGTAAGATATTGCTTCCTCATATCAATAAATCCAGCGGTATAAACTGGCAGCATCTTAGCATCGTAAAAGTCCTTTACGATTGCATTGAAAGATGAAAGATATTTATGTACTCTCTCTGTAAGTTCTGTGATATAATCCTTGATATAACCATGCAGTTTCTCAATATCAACGCCTTTCTGTAGTTTTTCGCCTTTTTTATAAGGAATATTGTTGTCCTCATAATACTTGAAGGTAGCATCTTGAACAGCACGATTCAAATCAATCGTCATAACACATTTTGAACCAGTTGCAACGGATGCTGTACCCATTGAGAATTGGTGTGTTGTGTGGTTATATTCATCATCTTGATTGTCTTTCAGAGAGTTGCGAAGTCTGCAACAACTACTGAGTGAATCTGGACTATCACTTAAATAACAGAAGAAACTATGACCTTTAGACCACATTTCTGCGGTAAAATCAGCATATTCTTTATCAAGAAAATCATCATTTCCGTCTGTAAGAAGTGCCATTGTTTCAACTGGGAATGTAAGTACGTATTTTTGCCTTTCTTTAAGGAAGAAATTCATAAATCTCTTCTGTAACCAAGACAATGTTTCCCAAACTGGTTTTGTTCCGTCAGGAAATACAAAATCGCCAAATACACCCTCAAAATAATATTTATCGAAATAAGAAACGTTCCAGAATACTGTTTGGTAACCTCTATTACCTGCTGGCATATTCATTGAGTGTACTACTTGTTGGAAGTAATTCTCAATCACCTGGTCCAAAGTACGTTTTTTGGCGTTCATTTCGACAACCTCGTTCAATCTTTCGAGGTAGTTTTCACCGTAATCCTTTCTAATGAAATAATCCATGCACAATAAGAACTCTGGAGTGGCCACAGCCCCCATAAACTGTGACGATACTGAATAAACAAGATTAATGAACTCACCACAATATGATTTCAAATCCGTTGGTGCTACTGAAACACCGCCAATCTTCTGTAAACCATCTACCAAGAAAGGATACATTGTAATTGCCACGCAATATGGGAAACCAGGTGTACCAGATTCATCGTGACGGTAAATAATATGATGTTCCAAATCATAAATATACTGGTCTGCCAACTTTTTGCTATATAATGACTTGATTTTATTGTGCATTATATATCTATTCTGCTGAATATTCTCACCCTTATGAATCTCTTGGCCTAACGTGACAATGTTTTTGTTTGAAACATTGGCATTGGCATCATATTTAGAACCAGTTGCTGCATTTGAAGCGTTGATGTAATTCTTTACAAAGTCATCATTTTTCTTCAATATCTTTCTATTTGTCCCATTCTCAACAAATACTTTCGCAACCTTTTTGTTGATGGACATCAAGGCTTCCACAACCTGTCTATCAATCTCTACTGTCGTTATTCTTTCATAGATATATAATCCATTTACGATTGCGTTAAGAATAACATCATTACACTCTTCATTTACAGCCTTATACGCCTCACAAATGCTCCTTTTAATTTTCTCCGAATTAAATTCCTCATAGGAGCCGTTACTTTTTCTTACTTCCATTTTTTATATTTTTAATCATTATTGATAATGATAAATATCATACCAAAACCATAAATTTCATTAAAATTTTACAAATCATTTTCCCATTCTTCCGCCTCCATTGCTAACTTATTAGATGACTGTTGTTTAGCATATTCAGCCTTGGAAACAAAAGGTTTCTTTTTTATTGGCGCTTTTCCATTTGTTGTTTTTGGTTGTGTATTTTGTTGATTATCAATGGTTTCACTATTACCACTATATTCTTGGTATGCTATAGCATCATTGAATTCTATAACTTCATCACAAGAAATCGTGCTTGTACCGTTATTAAACTTAACACCTTCCCAAATTGTACCAGAACCACCTTGACGGCTCTTCAAAATTGCTATGGTTGCTTTATTGTCTCTTTGTCCTTCCATATCTCTTGCAATAGACAAAATTACGTGTCCGACTTGTACTTTGGTTACAGAACCTCCAGCTTGTGACATGTTAACAAAGTTGGCTGTAAAACTTTCCTTATTGCCCTGCGTAAACACCCATTCTGCTACATCAAACTCTTCTGCAAGGACTTCAAGTTCGCGCATGCAATCCTCCTCGACTTCCCATTTTGTTGCGCTCTTATTCTTTCTTTCCTTTTTGATTGGTTCGAAATAGTCAACGACAATAAGGTCTGGCTTGAACCCCTGATTTATTTTTTTCTTGATAAATTTTTTGAGCGTTTCAACACTTGCGCCATTCGGTTTATATTTCTTAACGATTAGATTTTGTTTGAAAATCTCTTTATCGCTAAAATCATCAATAAGCCTCTTGGCGGTTGGTAACATGGCAGGCTTTGTAAGGTCTTTCGCTTCAATTTGTGAAATTCTTGCAAAATGTTTCTTACTGATATCCCTTGGGTCATCTTCAAAAACAAACTGGATTACTTTATACCCCATTTCATTGTTTGTGGGGCAACGATATGTTGAAGCGTATGAAGCAACGGCTGTACCAAAAGATGTTTTAC